TTGCTAAGATGTATTTTAACGAAATTATGGCAGGTAGATATGAATCAGCACCAGACGCAACATGTTTTCCAAATGATTCGGCGGACCGTTATGAAGGCATGCTGGTTGTTCGTAGCGAGCTTCGCAGTATGTGTAGCCATCATCACCAACCCGTTACTGGCGTTGCTTATATTGGTATTATTGCGGCTGAGAAACTCATCGGACTTAGCAAGTATACAAGGATCGCTCAGTGGTGTGCCCGTCGAGGTACTCTCCAGGAGGAACTTTGCAATGACATTGCTAGGGAAATCAGCCGAGCAACAAATTCCAAAAACGTAGCAGTATACATTCAAGCAACACACGGTTGCTGTGAAAATCGCGGCATTATGGCACATAGTTCATTAACACAGACAACTGTACTTACTGGTTCATTTAAAACTGATCCAGGTGCTAAGAAAGAGTTTTTTGATAACATTAAATTACAACAGGAGTTTGCCCCAAGATGACGACAGCTAAAGACTTAACTGATCAATTAATTTTCCGTGCAAAGAATTTACAAGAATTTATTGTAGAGAGAGAATTCGATCACATACCAGCAGGTGTGGTTAAATTTGATATACAACATACAGTTGGACATCCAGCACGTATTTTTGTTCCGGCGTTAACGCAAGACGAAGCAGAAACAATGGTTGACGAATGGTTTGAGGAAGATGTAGAATGAAATGGTTTGATAAATGGTTATATACCAAAGTTCGAGATATGTGGGAAAATAGAGACCACTACGATCAAATAAATTCAACAGTATGGTTACAGGATAAACATAAAATGGCAATTGGTATGGGAACAGCGCCAGTAGAACGTGGCCGTGCAGAAGGCGAAGGTCGCATTACATTTGAACTAAGCAATGCAGTTGGTGGTAAGATTCTCAATGTTCGACATTATGATGACCGTAAGGATCGACACGATCAACAAACTTATGTCATTCCCACTGGTGAAAATGTCGGTGAGCGTGTTGCTAAAATTATTAATTTAGAGATGTTCAAACAATGAAAGCCCAAACTCCAGCAGAAGGTATTTTGAAGCAAAACGATTGGGGCGATTCAAAAGTTTATCGAGTTGCTTGCGAATGTTCTAATACAGATTGTGATCACAATGTCTGGGTAGAGTCTGATGATACAGGTATTTCTGTTAACATCTATGTTACTACTAGAACAAACTTTTGGTCAAAGTCACGCTGGGCACATATTTGGACATTACTTACCAAAGGGTATATTGATACCGAATCGACTATTTGTTTGAAAGAGCAACAAGCAATTAATTATGCTCAAACTCTTGTAACTGCATCAGCAGACGTTAAAGAGTTTCGTAATACTAGACAAAATAAAGAAGAACGTGCTATAATAACAAAAATGGCAAAAGAACAGGATTGTGTATGAGTAAAATTAAAATAGCGGAACTGTTTTACAGTATCCAAGGTGAAGGACGCTACATGGGCGTCCCGTCTGTGTTTCTGCGTACATTTGGGTGTAACTTTAAATGTGCAGGCTTTGGCATGTCACGTGGTGAATTGAGTATGGAGGCTGCTGGTATTGCAGCCACACATAGTCTAGTTACACCTTTTCAAAAGTATGAAGACTTGCCGCTTGTAAGCACAGGTTGTGACAGCTATGCATCATGGATGCCAGAGTTTAAAGATCTAAGTCCAATGTTAGAAAGTAACGCTATTGTAAATCGTATTATGGAGATACTTCCTCACAAGCGTTGGGAAGATGAGCATCTAGTTATTACAGGTGGTGAACCTTTGCTAGGTTGGCAACGTGCTTATCCAGACTTGCTAGACAATCCCAAAATGCAAGGCCTTAAAGAGATTACCTTTGAAACAAATGGTACTCAAAAACTAACTCCAGAATTTGCCGCATACTTGCATACCTGGAAGTCACATCACGATAAAGACTTTTGGCGTGAGATTACATTTAGTGTAAGTGCTAAACTTCCTTGTAGTGGCGAGAAGTGGGAAGAAGCAATTTGTCCTGAGATCGTATGTGAGTACGAAGAGTATGGTACAGCATATTTAAAATTTGTTATTGCTACAGAACAAGACTTTGCCGATGCAGAACGTGCTACTGAAGAATATCGTAAAGCAGGTTTCACTGGACATGTTTATCTAATGCCAGTTGGCGGTGTAGAAAGTGTGTATGCATTAAACAATCGTAAGGTGGCCGATCTTGCTATGAAACGTGGATGGCGTTATAGTGACAGATTACAAGTGCCACTATTTAAAAATGAGTGGGGTACCTAATGGCAAAATTACTAGTACTCGGATGTGGTAAGAAAGAACGTCCAGGAAATCCTGGAGATACTATTGTTACTGTAGACATTAACGAAAATGTTGGTGCTGATGTAGTACACAACTTAGATGTATTTCCATGGCCGTTTGAGAGTGGTGAGTTTGATGTTGTACATTTAGACAATGTATTAGAACATTTAAACAACATTGTTAAAACAATGGAAGAAATTCATCGCATAACCAAACCAGGTGCTACTGTTACTATTATTGTGCCGTATTTCCGCAGTAAATGGGCCTGCGTTGATCCAACACATGTTCACTTTTTTACAGTAGATACATTGAGCTATTTTGTAAAAGGACATACATATCATGAAAGATATGCATATAGTCCTTGTAAATTTAAAATGCATCGCAAAACATTTAACGAAGGAATTGATCAAACTTGGTTCCAAAAATTGTTAATACCATTTGCTGAATCAAATTTAGAATTTTACGAGAATAAAATTAGTCCAATATTCCCGTTAGAAACATTAACATATCATATGGAAACGATAAAATGATTAAAGACTTTATAAAGAAAATTACTGGAATTAAAGCAATTGAAGATGCAACAGCAATGGCAAAAGCTGAGGCGGCAGTTGCTCAAAAGTTAACAGAACAAAAATTGAAAGAAGCCGCAGACGCAGAAGCCAAAGCAGAGCTTGCCAAATTGACTCCAAAAGAACGTGCTACACGTAAAGGCGAACCTTGGGTTTCCGTTTTGGATACTCATGTAAACAAAGATAATGTAAGAAACGGCTTTTTTGAGCTTGACTGGAACGCTGCTTTTGTAGTACAATTAAAGCAAGAAGGATATGGTTATGACGGTGATCCAGATGAAGAAATTGTGGATCGCTGGTTTAGAGACTTAGCTCGTAACATATTAAGCGATGAAGGTCAGGATGCTTCTAGAGGTGCTGGCTACATTAACGTAAGTAAACTTGCAGACGGAAAAGCAGAGGTAAAATGAAATATATTTTAGTTGATACAGCAAATACGTTCTTTAGAGCGAGACATGTGATTAATGGAAGTGCTGATATCAAACTAGGTATGGCATTCCACATTACTCTCAACAGTATTAAAAAGGCTTGGAATGACTTTGGTGGCAATCACGTAGTGTTCTGCCTCGAGGGTCGTAGCTGGCGCAAAGATCATTATCCCCCGTACAAACGTAATCGTAGCGAGGCACGTGCCGCACATACTGAAAAAGAAGCTGAAGAAGAAACAGTATTTTGGGAAGCGTTTGATACATTTAAAACGTTTATTGCAGAAAAAACAAACTGTACAGTTTTACAACATCAGCAATTAGAAGCAGACGATTTGATTGCTGGCTTCATACAAAGTCATCCAAATGATGATCATATTATCATTTCGACAGATACAGATTTCGTACAATTGATTGCACCCAATGTAAAACAATACAACGGTGTAATGGAAACTACTATTACGCACGAAGGCATATTTGATGCTAAAGGTAAGCGTGTAGTTGATAAGAAAACACAAGAACATAAAGAAATTCCAAATCCAGAATGGTTACTATTCCAAAAATGTATGCGTGGTGACCCCACTGATAATGTGTTTAGTGCGTATCCTAAGGTGCGTGTAAACAAACTACAAGAAGCATACAATGATCGAAAAGACAAGGGCTTCGCGTGGAACAATATGATGTTGCAACGTTGGGTTGACCATAATGGCGAAGAACATCGTGTACTAGAAGACTATGAACGAAATCGTGTACTGATCGATTTGTCTGCACAGCCTAAAGAAATTCGCACAATAATTAACGAAACAATCGACACACAAGCAGTTCCTAAATCTATTGATCAAGTAGGTATTAGACTGCTAAAGTTCTGCAATTTGTATGATTTGAAGAAAATTACTGACAACATTACACAATATGCAGAACCATTCCAATCACGTTACCCTGAGTCAGCGGTAACATGGCGTAAATTACAACAGGAGAAATAAAATGGCAAAACTAAGCAAACTAGCAAAAGTAAATGAATCAATTACAATCAACCGTTACGACAATGGTTGGATGGTAGAAGTTGGCGGTCGTGATAATGACAACGAATGGAAAAATTCTAAGATTGTATGCAATACAGAAGAAGAAGTACTTGCTGTAGTTAAAGAGTACAACGCAATGGAATTAGATAATTAAGGAGTTATCAAATGGCTATTTGGAAACTATCTCCACAATATAAAAAATCGGCCGTAGAAAAAATGTTTTTCTACAAAGAAGGTAAGGTCATCACTATTGAGCAAGGATATCGCTGGGCTACATTTACTGTAGAATCTGACGAACAACCGCTTACCAATGATGAACTCAAAAACGAAGACGGTTACGAATTAAGCTGTATTGATAACGATGAATCGTGGGAAATGTGGGATATGATTGACGGATGCTGGTGCGATATCGAAGATGGTAACGGCAAAGCATCTGAGGAAGATGTTGAAGAATTTATCACAGCGTGGGAAGAAGATTCTTTTGATGGTGTGGAAAATTTAGGTTGGCAGTGTGACGATACAGAGTACTATTACTATGGTCCATTGGAACTTACCAATGAAGATACTGGTGAAGTATTTAAAGGTGAGCCTGACGAAGATGCACCAGTTGCAAACGAAACATTAGAAGAAGCATCAGAAGAATTTCATGAAGAACCTGAAGTTACTGATTGGTTTCCAGTAAGCATTAATCCAGCAAGACAGGGGGCATATCAAGTAACATCAAGCAACATTCCAAATTGGCCGTTTCCAAGTTATGCACAATGGGACGGCGTTCAATGGAGTGACGAACATGTAGTCTCATGGAGAGGACTTTTAAAGGAGCCTGAATGATTACTAGAGAAAAACTAGAGCATCACATTGCACATTTGCAGGAAAAACATGACATCCTTGATGAACAAATTACTAAGTTAGAAGCGCATCATGAAAACGTGACTGATCTTAAAAAAGAAAAGTTACACCTCAAAGATGAAATTGAGAAATTTAAAGTTAAGGTAAAAAACATATGACAGATCTTCATGCTAAGCCAATCGTAGATGGCAAGCTGTGGGTAGTTGAACAAGACGGCGAACGTGTTGGGACTCTACATAAAAACGAAAACAACAAATATATGTTGAGTGCTAAAAACGGTGAACTTTACTTTAGTAAAAAATCAGAAATTACAAAGAAATTTGGTGATAACTTTTTCTTAAAAGGAATTAAGACAACTGTTTCACATAGTAATGAAAATGAGTGTCACGGTTATCCAACTAAATGGAAACCGTACAACTCAATGTATGATGTTAGACGCAAGCTACCCTTGTTTACTAAAAGTAATCAAAGTAAAAGTTTATTTTGTGCTGGTCATTATGTAATTAAATTTCCTAAAAATTGGGTACGTAGTTTTTGTCCAAAATTAATTACTATTGAACGTTATGAGTTTTCAGGTCCATACTTAACTGAAGAAGAATCTAAAGAGGTATTGGCAAATGTCAAATAATCCAATTAATACAATACCTTTACAGCAATTCATTCAACAAGTAAAAATGGCTGATATGAGCCAGCAAAAAGAAGTAAAACTGGACATTAGGACTGCTAAATTGCTAGCATTCACTCTTGGCGAAGTAACTAGTAAGCTAACGCAAGATTATGAAAATCTTTTACACATTTTAAAGCAATCTACCAACGATACCGTCACTGTTGAGCTTGACGGGGGCGGTTTTAAAGACTAGTTATAGGATAAATATATGCGTATATTTGAGGAACGCATATATGAGTCGACCAAAACCAAAGGTACTGTTAGAGCATGTTAATAAGAAAAATTACAAATGTGAACAGGTTTTAGAAGCTGATGCCATCTGGGCTGTCTTCTATAAAGGTGCACCTTTTAATTTAAAGAGCTTTAGCAATATTACAAGTTATCCAGGTCCTAAGTACAAGAAAGTTGCATTTAGTAATCCAGGCCATGCTATTAATTTGGCAAAAAAATTGAACTTAACTTTTGGATGCAGTGATTTCCAAGTAACAGTTCTAACAACTGGTCAAGTATTGAAATGATCAATTCACTGGCCTACACTAAGATTTTTTTAAAAGAACAAGAAAAATCCTTAGATGAAGCTAATGTAAAAATACATCACAGAATGTGGTGGCAAAACACTAGAACAAAAGACAAAGGCGGCTTACGCCTTACTGATGCTGGATACGAACATGTAACATCAGTCTTAGACTTAAAAGAATACGAAATCCCTTTCACTGAGCATGTGGAGCTAAGTCCACAAACGATCATATTTTTTGATCAATTTATCGATTGTCCGTACTATCTGACCAATCAGAGTATAACCGTTTTTTCCGAGAAAAAAGCGTTCGAACTAATGTTGTTTTCGGACGACATCCGCAAGTACGGACTTATAAAAGCCATTAATTCACGAAAAGAATCTGAGTGATTTAACCAATTTCCTATTGACTTTGTTGTGGAATTGCCGTATAATACATACATAGACAGTTAAACAACAACCCTCAACTTAAGATTGGAACATTAAATGAGCGAGATTATTTCACGTACAGTTGGCCCAAAAGCAGCCAAAAAAGCTATTAGCAAAGGATTTGCAAAACGGCGTCCTTTGTTCCTATGGGGTCCTCCCGGTATCGGTAAATCCGATATTGTCAAGCAACTTGGCGAAGATATGGACGCTCATGTAATTGACGTTCGTTTGTCACTTTGGGAACCTACTGATATTAAAGGTATTCCATATTTTGATTCAAACGCTAACACAATGGTTTGGGCTCCCCCAGGCGAATTGCCTAGCAAAGAGTTTGCTAAAAATCACAAACAAATTATCCTGTTCATGGATGAAATGAACTCTGCTCCGCCAGCAGTACAAGCGGCAGCTTATCAACTTATTTTGAATCGTAAAGTTGGTACTTACGAACTTCCAGATAACGTTCTCATTGTTGCGGCGGGTAATCGCGAAGCAGATAAGGGTGTAACTTATCGTATGCCCGCTCCGTTGGCTAATCGCTTCTTGCATTTGGAAATGCGTGTAGACTGGGAAGACTACAGTTTTTGGGCTACAGAAAATCGTATTCATAAAGACGTTGTTGGCTTTTTGACATTCTCTAAAAAGGACTTGTACGATTTTGATCCAAAAAGTTCAAGTCGTGCATTTGCTACTCCACGTAGCTGGACATTTGTAAGCGAATTGCTTGAAGATGACGATACTGATGAAAACACACTGACTGACTTGATCTCTGGAGCAGTTGGTGAAGGCCTTGCTATTAAGTTTATGGCGCACCGCAAGGTTGCTAGCAAGATGCCAAATCCAACTGATATTTTGACTGGCAAAGTTAAAAAGATGGATTCAAAAGAGATTTCTGCAATGTATTCATTAGCTGTTAGTTTGTGCTATGAACTTAAAGATTCTAGCGACAAGAATGCTAAAAATTGGAACGATCAAGTTAACTGTTTCTTTGAATTCATTATGAATAACTTTGAAACTGAATTGGTTATTATGAGTACTAAACTTGCTCTTACCCAATACAATTTGCCTCTGGATCCGGATGAGATTAAATGCTTTGATGATTTCCATGCCAAATTTGGTAAGTATATTTCGGCTGCAACGGAAAAACGTTAAAATAAACCGATTGACACCGCCTTCGGGCGGTGTTATAATATATACTATAGCAACTTAGGAGCAGAACATGCAACACAGTCTAGACCCCGTAGTAGACAAAATTATCGTAGCTCGTGTGGGCTTACTTCTTCGCCATCCATTTTTTGGAAATATGGCAACACGCCTTAAGGTTGTAGACGCCAGCGACTGGTGTAAAACTGCGGCAACTGATGGTCGCAATCTATTTTACAGTCGTTCGTTTTTTGAAACCCTCACTACTAAGCAAGTAGAGTTTGTCGTTGCACACGAAATTCTTCATAACGTTTTTGACCATATGGGCCGACGTGAAGGACGCGATGCACGTATTTTTAATATTGCCGCAGACTATTGTGTTAACGGACAATTGATTCGTGACCGTATTGGAGAACAGCCTCCAGAAATTAAAATCTTTCATGATCCAAAACATTATGGTAAGAGTGCAGAACAAGTATATGACGAGATTTATGACAGCATGGACGAACAAGAACTTGCCGCATTAGGCGAGTTACTTGACGAACATATTGACTGGGAAAAAGATCCTAAAGACGGAGAAAGCCGTCCGCAATATACAAAAGAAGAACTTAAACAAATCCGTGATGAAATCCGTGAAGCTACTATGCAGGCTGCAAATGCGGCTGGTGCAGGTAATACCCCGGCCAATATTGCACGTATGATTAAGGAACTTACAGAACCTAAAATGAATTGGCGTGAACTGTTGCGTCAACAAATTCAAAGTTTAATTAAAAACGATTACACTTTTGCACGTCCAAGTCGCAAAGGTCAAATGTCAGGTGCTATTTTGCCTGGTATGAAATTTGACGAAACAATTGATGTTGCTATTGCTATTGACATGAGTGGTTCTATTGGAGATGATCAAGCAAAAGACTTTATTAGTGAAGTCAAAGGCATTATGGACGAGTACAAAGACTATAAAATTAAATTATGGTGTTTTGATACCAAAGTATATAACGAACAAGACTTTGACGGATACAGCGGTGAAGATATTCTCAATTACGAAGTTAAAGGCGGTGGCGGTACAGACTTTGATGCCAATTGGGAATACATGAAGAAATACGATATCAATCCTAAAAAGTTTATCATGTTTACTGATGGATATCCTTGGGACTCATGGGGTGATGAAAATTACTGCGATACGCTATTCATTATTCACGGAAATGATTCTATTGTTCCACCATTTGGTTCTCACGCTTATTACGAGTTTAAATAAGAGAGTGAGATGGCAATAAAAAATGGTAAACCAAATCCTCTAAATTTGTTGGATCTAAGGAGAGTGGACTTTCCCGCTCACCATTTCTATTACATGACTGTACCCAAGTACAATCCCACTTATGTAAAAACAATAGATAGTTGGATCTTCAATAACTTGAACGGCAGATATTATGTTGGGCAAGGTATTGAGCTAGATTCAACTAACTCTATCATCTATGTCACAAAAGTTGGATTTGAGCAAGAAAAAGAGATTAGTTTTTTCTTGCTCGCATATTCAAATCTGTAACTCCTAAAATATAATACGGCTATATAATAACGACATCACAATGTCGTTATTAAGGAGATACTATGACTGAACAAACTAAAGAACAAGTCCAGGAAACTGCGCCAGAAACCGCACAAGCACCTGACAACGATTTAACAATTAATGATCTAAACTCTATGAAGCAGATCATCGACATCGCAAGTTCACGCGGTGCATTTAAGGCAAACGAAATGGAAGCTGTTGGTAAGGTTTATAATAAATTATCAAACTTCTTAGCTCAAGTAGCCGCAAAAGGACAACAAACAAATGGTTGATTTAAAACACGTAGCTAGGTTTATTGATTCTGGCAGAAAGTGTTTAGTAGCATATAGAACACTTCCTGGCGATGCATATAGCTGCCTAGTAATCCCAACAGAAAATTTACCAGAATCACAACACGATGCACTTATTAGCATTGTCGAGTCTTCTGCTGCTCAATCGGCAAATGAATTTGCAGAAGTTCTTGCACGTCAGCAATTCCCAGATGGTAGCATTATGCTTGCCGCATTACACACCCAAGGTAAATTGATTAAAGTTGCAACTGATGCAATTGAAATGATTCCAAACTTTTCTGCCAAAGTAAGATTAGATAAGTTAAACATTATCATTGCTGAACAGCGTAATGTTGCAGTTGACGATTTAGCAATCAAACCACCAGGTGGAAAATCTACTCAACTTGCTGAAGTGGTAGAGATTGCAACAGTAAATGAAGTTCCATCAGTTGCTCCAGAGGTTGATGCTACTGCGCCGGTTGAAGGAGATACGCCAGAGATCGTTGCCAAACGTTATCGCAGTCAAGCAGATAAGTTGGCAAAAGAAGCTGCACAATTTCGTAGACTAGCAGAGGACTTGGTACCGACTAAGAAAAAATGACATCCAAGAAACTTTCAAAGGATGTTATTGAACGATGGCCCGAAGTATTTGAAGGGATACAGTTAAATGTAGTTCCCTTAAAATACTTACACTCTATTCAGATACATTTTAAAGATAAGAAGACCTGGGACATTGATATTTCTTCTAAAAAAGAAGAAATGACTTGGCAAGATGTTGAGAAAAATATTCACGAATTATTTGCACAATATCAAGACGAAATTGAAAATGTAGATTTTAAACTTAATACTGAAAAATTAAAAAGTGATATAATCCAAGGTACTTCAAAATTCCTTAAGAAAAGAAAATTATAATGAAAGTTAAATTAATATCATCAAGTAAAGCCAGTAGAGAAATGGTAAATGAAGGTATTTACGATGCACAAGAGCTTATTGCCTTTTGTGCAAGAGTAAGTAACCCAGCTAATCAATTCAATACAGAAACTAGTGAGAAATTAATCAACTATCTAATCAAGCATCAACATTGGAGTCCGCTCGAAATGGTAAGTGCTTGTTTAGAAATTGAAACCACACGTGATATTGCAAGGCAAATTTTAAGACACCGTAGTTTTAGTTTCCAAGAGTTCAGTCAACGCTATGCGGATCCTACTAAAGACTTGGACTTTGTCATACGTGAGGCACGTCTGCAAGATACAACAAATCGTCAAAATTCTGTTGTAACTGATGACGTTGAATTGCAAGCGTGGTGGGATGCCAAGCAAAAGTTTATTATTGAAACTGTTAAACAAACATACGCAGAAGCTATTTCTAAAGGTATTGCTAAAGAACAGGCTCGTGCTATTTTACCAGAAGGTAATACAGTAAGTCGCTTGTACATGAACGGTACTTTGCGTAGTTGGATTCACTTTATTGAATTGCGAAGTGCAAACGGCACACAGTTAGAACATCAGCTGGTTGCTCGCGAGTGCGGACGAGTCATTGCAGAAGTGTTTCCAATGGCATCAAACCATATTAATTAGTTGTAAGAGTTATCGCCGGGCCACAGAGGCAACTTTGTTCCCGGCGACCTTTTGGGTATTTTACTGTCAGCACTACTTACACAACTAGAAGTAATGCATGATTTAGGACCATCAAATAAGTTAAATCCAGTTTCAATATTGCCTAATGGAGCGTCATGACAACTATAGCTACGTTTGATACTGCCGTCAGGTTCACGTATAATAATACTACGGTATCCGCTTGAACATTCCCAATCTTTAAATTTATTAAAGTTAAATGCATTAAATCGTTCAGCTTGATCCATGTACCAAACTTTTTTATTTTTGTCCACAAACTCTACTTGAAAGTGTTGCGGGATAGTATCTTGTGAATATATAGGATCTGGAACTTTCTTAAATGTGGGTTCTGGTCTAACTACTAACTTAGCTTCTGCTGCCTTTGCTTCTGTATAGCCACGTTGCGGCATTCCGTTGTGTAATACTTTAAGCATTTCTGGAGTATACCCATCAACTACACGACTAGCAGTGGGATCACTTTGAGGCTTTAATGTTACATTAATTCCACGATTGTGAAAGTATAATGCGTTCTCATAATCTTTATCAAACCATTCAGGAACCATTACCATGTTAATAGTTACTTGAACATCATGTTGCTGACATAATTCTAATTTATCAGCAAACTCACTCATTTTTTCTTTAGTATTAACGTGTTCAGTATGCAGGCTAGCAGTGATACTTGCTCTATGAAATTTACTAACTGCCTTACAATATTCATCTCGATGCCATGCTAAACTACGACTCATATTCGTTGTCATATGTACACTAGTATAGTTTGTGTTTTCTGAATCATTGTTTAAGTGATTCAAAATGTCAATATAACCAGGATGAAACGTGGGTTCGCCGCCACTTAAACTAAAATGGAAACTATTAAATCCTCGGTCACGAGCTTGACGTTTAATCTCGTCAACAGTCTTTAAACACAGCTCAGTTGGTCTATGATCTTTTTTATCGCTTCGTGCGTAAGGCCAGCAGTAACTACACTTATAATTACAGAATCTGCCTAACAGCCAACTTACTGTGAATAAGTCTCTATAAAGCATTGTACGTTGTCCAACACGTACTATATCGTCATAGGGTATTTGTGTAAAGTCGTATGCAGATGTTTTTAAATCACTCATTAAGATTGAATCCACATAACTTTGGGTTTTGTTTCTACAGCATTTTCAAACACTTTCATGTCAACGTGTCTAGCCATAACAGCTTCATATTTGCTTTTATCAGAACTTTTGGGAGCGCATAGTCCACAACCACAAGTGTGTTTGGGACATATAATTGTTGGCATTGTACCAGCTTTTAAATGCTCTTCTAATTCTTTTAGAATTTTGTCGCCTTCGCTTAACTTACCAATTGGTCCGCGGGTTTGACCAAATTGTGCTTGGCATGTTTGATGATGGAATACACTATCAGTTTGTTGTTCAATGTGCATAAAGAACCAATTGACGCTACAATGCCAACCTTTAAATTCTCTAAAATCTACAAACTTGCTTTTTCTATCAACACCATCTTGACTTAGACACATGGTTCTACTACCACAGCACGGTCTACCTATTTTTAGACCCAATTCTTTCTTTTCTTCACTCATGCTGCTTGTACCTTTTTAGTGTTATTTGACCAATAATCTTTCATCCACTGTAACTGTTCTTCAGTGTATTGATGTGCAAAATTGCTTTTACTGTCTGGTTCTTCGCCAATAATACGTGGAACATATTTTATATCGTTGTCATCTAAAAATTCACATAGCTCAACACATTCGTCAAAGTATGCGGCATGAAACATCACATTGATACTGATACTACATTTATTAGCAGGGCCTTCTTTATGAAACTGAACCATACGATCTCTGACTTGTTGTTTAAGTGTGTCATCAGCCTCTGCATGGTAACTAACTGTTATGTGTCCAAAATTTTCCATAACTTTCTGAGCCATTTTTTTACTCATTGCCCCATTGCTAGTAAGAGCAAAATTACACTCGTACTTGTCTTTATATTTGGTCTCGTATGCTTCTTTGAGGTACTTGGCAAAGGCAATAAAATTTGGATTTACTGTTGGTTCACCGCCAGTAAAACTAACACTTGCCCTCTTGTAATCTCTATAGGTCATGTACAAATTTACATACTCCAACATAAAATCTGCATTTTTGATTAATTCTTCTAACGTGGCATGTGGGCTAAAATTGTCATGCCTATGAGCTGGACAATAACTGCAATCGTAATTACAGCGTCGACCAATATCCCAAGTTACTTGGAATACATTGCCATCAAGCAAATCAACTGTATCAAAACTAGCCATTAAATATAATCCTTAAACTTTGGTTCTACATCGCACAAATTTTCTTGACGAATATTGTCTAATTGCTGTGTGTATTTTATAAATTCATTCCAGTGTGTATCATAATAATTATCGCTGTTCATATAACTTGTTACGCCTTTAGAAATATCTTCTGCTTGTTTAATTACATGCGCAGGATAATTATTATCTTTTACCCATTGAACAAACTCAACAAACTTAACAGTGACATCTTTTTTGTATTGTTCTGGAAGGACACGTACATTTAAATGTTTTGGATGATGTGCAACATGATGTGTGATAATTGGGCGTTTTTGTGTGAAGTTTATTTTCTTTAAACCGCTTTCTGTTAATTTCCATTTCATAAAATCAATCATATGATTAACATTATACGCTGTTACTGTGAACGCAAGCCAACCAAAAATATTATCTGGCAATTGATCAACCTTGTGTAAATTATCTAGTGTCTTTTGCCACTTAGCAGGATGTCGTTGATATTCTTGCATTGCACCCATACCATCAACACTTGCACCAACACGAACTTGTTTAAAACTTTTCCATAAATTTGTAACACGAGTAGGCAGTGTACTCATGTTGGTATTGTACTCAATAATAATATGTTTTGCAGCATCTTTTTCAACACAACGTTCTAAGAAATCATAATGACGTTCAATTAGCATGGGTTCACCTCCCGCAAAATATACGTGTTGGATATTATGTATGTTTGCCTCAAGTTGTTCCCAAAATGGTTCGTATTCTGGCCAGTCAAAAGCCGGAACATTCCCGTCAACAATTTCCATTATTCCGCCAGTATCTTTAAATTTATTACTGCCAGTTAACTTAATCCAATCATCGTACCATGCATTACTATCTGTTGGGCCGCACATACGACATTTTAAATTACAAAAATTTCCAAATCTTAAATCATAATAAACTACAGGAAAGTCTTCAGTGGATATACTACCATCTTCAGCAGTTTTACTACGTGCTTCGTCGATAGTTAACTTCCATTGTTCATTTTCGTATGTGCGTCTGCTAACTAACCCACTTGTTTCTTCGTTTTTACATCGTCCACATTCTTCGTTCCACACACCATTTAACATATTAAGACGAATTGTTTTCATCATACTGTTGTTACGTGCAAGGTCTAAATTATCTTTGCCAGCGTTAAATGCAGTGCCATCATCCTTGCGTATTACACCTTGATTTTTAGTCACATTTGCTTGACAACAAACTCGCATATCACCGTTTGCACGAATAGCTTGGAAGTTCCAAGGGATTGGGCAAAATGTATTACTCATTTAGGTATCCTAGCTACCATGTCAGGAATTTCTGTTTCTGCCCAGGAACGTTCTTGACACCAAAAACACTTGCCACAAGTTGGAACATAAATTCCTGGCTTATAATCTATAAGGCTTGGGAAAGTCTGACTAACAATTGCATCAGATAAATCGCCCTCGCAACTACGTGTAGTTTCATATAAATCTACAATTTTAAACAAGTAATATTGTGCAAGTATCCAGGATTTGTCAACTAACAAAAATGGTAAGAATATGTGAGATCCATTTCTTTTTAAAATTAGTAGAGGTTCTTTTTTATCAGTGTCAATTCGACGTGCTGGCGGTTCACCGTCAATTGTATAGCTTAACGGATTGTGAGTAGTTGCATTAAATATAGCATCAAATTTATATTTGAAAATACAATATGAATTGAATTCATCAATTTGAATTTGATCACCAGCTCGTAGTACACCTTTAGACATAATAATTTTACCCATTGCACCATCTTCAATTCCTGGAGCAATAAAATTAGTATGACGATTTTCAATTACATCAGGAAACATTGATTTTAATTTATTAAAAACTTCTTCCGATATAGGTTCTTGCCAAGGTCTAGTATCCCAACAACGTATATGCGTGATAACATCTATTTTACAATCTAGTTTATTATCTTGAATAATTTTACATAACAAGAATGTGAGACAAGCACTATCTGCTCCACCTGATAAATTCACTCCAATTTTTTTCCAAGAAGTAGAAACTGGGATATCTAATCCGTTAATACGGTGTAATTTTAATTTTGGTAATTCACCACCGTACATTGCTGTGTACTGTGATTTCATTTTGTTATACAAACTATTACTAAATTCAAACATTAAAGATCTCCTTCATTTCTGGGAAAGTTTCTGCAAAGCTAATGCCACGCTGTGCATCACATAAATCTAAAAATTCTTTCATTTCTGGAAGTCTAATGGTCCAATCTTCGCTTTCCATAAATTTTAACATACCGTCTAATCGACTAATACCATAACTAGCATTGCGCCATTGCTCGTAAGTCACTTTACCCTTGTGCCATTCTGGTACACCTTTTTCCCAATTAGCTTCCCACCATGGATAAAATTCTTCGTACTTCTTGCGGCATTCTTCTTTAAACCATTTAGGCAAAACTTTTACATTCAAGTGAGGTGGATGATAAACAAAGTGATAATTTACTCCGCCAGCGCCAAATGGCCACATATTAATTTTCTTAAAACCTTGTTCTAATTTCCATTTAATAAAATCAGGTATGTAGTAGATATTTAGAGCTTGGACTGCACACGCAACCGTAACTTCTGTATTGCTTGGTGTCTGTGTATCTAAAATATGAAATACTTCAGCAGTCCTTGACCACTTACTAGGATAACGAATGTAGTCATTCATTTCTTCAATGCTGTCTACACTGTAATGAAAACGCACAAGTTTAAATTGTTTCCACAAATCAAACAAGTCATCTCTCCATTCTACACCGTTACTGTTATAACGCAATTCTAAATTTTTTGCATGTCCTTGACGAATACACTCTTCCAAAATTTCATAGTGTTCTTCAATAATTAAACTCTCTCCGCCTGCAAAATACAACTGTTGCATATTAGGAATTTGTTCATAAAACTGCTGCCAGAATATAGGATTGTTTTTATGCCAGTTATAACTGCTACCATTTGTACTACCTTTATTTGACCACAACGTAGTTTGTTTTAATGTTGAATTTTCAATCTTTGGATGTATTGCTTGCCAATCTTTAATCCATCCACTACTATCATGAGGACTGCACATTACACATGCCAACTGACATTTTGTTCCAAATCGCAAATCAATATAATTGAGTTTAGGAGGAACAGAACCATCTTCAGCAGTATCGGCTACCAGTTGATTTAAATCTGTACGTTCTATCCAATATGCAGTTTCCCACATACGTTTGCTATTATGTCCAGCTGCTTCTTCTTTGTAACATTTAATACAACTAGGAGGTTGTTCGCCGTTAAGCATTTGCTTACGGACATTGCGCATATAGGTGCTGTTCCAACTTGATTGAAAATCGCTAACATTTAGATTAGCAGGTTTGCCTTCTTCTGTTTTTAAAATTCCAACCATACCACCATGTTGTTTATCGTTGGTTGGACCAACACTACTTGCATTGGCTGTACAGCATACTCGCATACTTCCATCTGGACGTGTACTTAAATGCACCCACGGCAAAATGCAAAAAGTTTCTGATGGGAGTTTAGTTGTTGGCTTAGGTGTTGTCATTTATAAATTTAATCTCGTTTTGATATGCTTTGTTATTGCCGCATGTTCGTATACATTTTTCAATATGCATTTTATGTGAAGGATCCCAGCTTGCTTCAAGTAGACTAGAAAACCACTCATGCGCCAGTATATCATCAATACTGTTATTAACTAGGCTATTCCATCCTGGTTTAAAGTCTTTAGTTAGTTTTAAAAATTCATCTCTATGTGTATGGGCCAATTGCCATAAGAAACAACACGGCCACATGGTCAAGTCTGATGCTATAAAAATTTCACCTTCATGTACTAATTTACAAACTATAGAATCTAAAATTCTTTTTTTCGTTGATTCATCATTTACTACATTTCCAGTAGACTTTCCTATTATTGGGACAAATCCTGTAGATGTAGAATATGTATTAATAAACTGTTGTAATTCCTTAACTTGTTCTATTTTACTATGAGCTTTATCACTTGCTGTTGTAATAACAAAATCTTCTTTTATTGTTTTTTTAGTTGTTGAGTCTTTTTTAGGCAACTTAGCAACCCAGTCATTAATAGTGTTGCGAATACCTGTTCTAGTAGCAAATTTAAAACCCAATCTACTAGCAGCCTGTCGTGCGATTTCTAATTCGTGTTCGTTATGATCAAACACGATAAACATCCAAGTAGCTGATGCAAATCCTTTTCCGCCCATAGCATATGCAGTCATATTTCGTTCAATAACATCAAAAACGGTATTGACTCGATAGATATGATTGGTTTCTTTATGCCCGTCAACTGCAAATACTACATTAATTAGTTTAGTTTTAGAACTAATTTCCCCTAGTTCTTTCCACCATGCTACTGTTTGATAACCACCGTTAGTACTTATTTGACAATAGCCGTTATGATCTGTTAGATATTTTACCATATCTAACATTTCAGGATGTACAACTGGATCTCCTAAAACACCACAAAATTTAAATTGCTTCTTGGATATTTCTTTACTAGTTGGAAATAATCGTTTAATATCATTCAATGAAAAAGATTGAATTGTTAGTAGTTCAGGCATTCGTGTGCGTGTACAACCTGGACAGGCAGCATTACAATCGCTTGTAATTTCTAACTCAATCTTTTTGATATTATCAATGTTCATTTAAACTGTTCCGCAAAGGCATCATATTTACCACAGGTCTTAGCACATACAGATAATTTTCCTTCCGCACAACTGGGCTTGTTCCAGCTATCTGGTATAATTTTTTGAAAATATAGACCGTCTACAATATTCTCTAGAGTATTGATTTTAGCATTAATACTGTCTTTTCCAACTTGATTTATTGCGTCCCAGATTTGTGTTCCTTCAGAACTATGATACCAAACATACATTTGACCCGCTGTCCAGCAACAAGGTTGAATAATTCCTTCTGCGCTCACATACACACTTTTTTCTTCAGAAACTTTACAGGTTATGTTTGAAGAATCTAAACTTAATTCCATTTTAGACTTTTTAGCAGGATCTAAATTAAAACGCTGTGGAGTTTGGATTGCTGTTGCTTCAATTTGTTTAGAAGGAATATACTTAACAGTTTCCTGTTTGCCTAAAACATCACTTAGTTTATCCAACACCCCATTTCTGTATTTAGGATTAGTTGGTGCTTGTAATAACGTTGTTGCACCTTTACGATTGGCTGCTTGATGCACTTCTTTTGTAACCCCGCTAGTATTACTAAAGAATCTAGCAGACTTTTTAAACTGGAATTTTTCAAAGCCCATTACACGACTTAGTTCTTCAGCAGTTTCAACTTGATGTTCATTGTGTGCAAATACAATATAATCCCATCTTGCTCTGCCACCAGCATCAATAAATGCTTGTGCATTTTCTACTATCTTAGACCATACTGTATTTTGTCTGTATAAATGATTTGTGTCTTCTAATCCATCAATACTGAATACAACGTATGCGTTCTTACCTAACACCCTTGCTAAGTTTGCCCACCACTCAGGCTTTTTAGCACTGCCGTTTGTATACATTGTAAGATTCATTTTAGTATTGTGTTCTCTAAAATATGCAAACACTTCTAATGTATCTTTGGCCGCAACTGGATCCCCAAAATTACCGCACATATACATTCTATCTAACTGTGAAATAAATTCAGGTTTAAAAATAGTCTTGCAGTCATTTAAACTTAATTCATTGTCTTTGAGATGTGGATTATCTTCACCGCCATTAATATTCCTTGCACACATAGGGCAAGCGGCATTACATGCTTCTGTAATTTCTAAATGAACTGTTTTTAAATCTGAATATCTATACATTAAATGTCCATTAATAATCTTATATCTTTTCCAGGACCTACTTTACTAGGCATACCACCGTGTTGCTGAATATACCATTGTATTACGGCTTTGTACCAATTTTGACTATTGTGATGTGCTTCTTTATTAAACTTATGAATATTATTACTTGTTGCTTCAAACGTAGATAAGGCTCTTGCTGCCTCTACTTGTAACGTTCTCAAATCCAATTCATCTAAGTCTATCATGGTCTTCCAATAAGCATATAACGCTTATACCCTGTTAATTGTAACACACCTTCATACAAAAGTCTAGTCATTGGAAACTTTTTCTTCATTTCTCCCATGCTGTGTATTGAATTGATATGATCTTCAACTTCATGTAAGTTATTACTTTGAATAACAAATAATGGATCCGTTTCTAAAGGTCGATTAACAAACTTATGATACCAATCTTCGTGAAAATGTTCTGCGCTAGTATTCACAATTAAATCAGGCGTAGTTTTTTCGTTAATTTCTTGACCAGTAGTATAATTTTTTATTTTATACTGACAACCTGTTCGATATAGCCAGCTCATATCTGTTAAGTCTAATTCTACAGACTTAACTTGATAGTTATTAATAAAATCTATATTAAAGATCTTATCACTAATTTCACATGCATTAGGATCAATATCAACAATTCTCATCTTATCATAAGAGATGTTAGCTATATCAAAAAACTTACGTAATTGTCCGTACCAGCCAGCTAATAAAAATACAACTTTGAAATCTTTTTGTATTTTTGCCAACTCCGTAACTAACCAAATTTTACTTTGTACTTGGCCCCTACTAAATGCGTCTTGTAATGCAACTGGGTTATGCCCTTCTCTATAATACTTGTGGAATGTATCTAAAATTTCATTAGGAGCATATTTACGCAATGTATTAATAAACTCAACTATCCCAGCACCGTCATTAAATTTTATAATAGGATTGTCTGCATAAATCATGTGCATTAGAAAATCTACATATTTTTTTGACTCTTGATCATTGGCAAACGCAAAATAGTCTTCCAATCCATGTAGCCAACTAATATTATCAGTATTATTTTCCATTACATTCCTTATTAAATTGTTCAGCTAGCCAATCAAAGTCATTAATTAATTTTAATGCTGTCATATTACCTTTATTTGCAATACCGTATTTGGTTCCTGCTTTTGCTCCAACCAATGCATATTTTCCAAATGGTTTGTCTACTCCTACCGTACACCAAGTTTGCAATCTAATATCAGTTTCTTCTGATTTTTGTCTATCAATTACTTTACTAGATAATTTAACGCATTCTCTAAACGCACTTTTCCAAGTATTAAACTCATCGGTGTTAAAAGCAGTCACATTACTAATTACAGGCACTGCTTTAAAATGCTTACTAATACTAGTTGTCATATCTGGCTTACTAGTATCCATATTAATTGTATCTAATCTAGGCAGCAGTTTTACTCCACCGTTTCCATATTCTAAATAGTTTACAGGATTTAAACTTCTCCATACGTGTACAGTTTCTAGCCCACGAGATTCTAGTTTATAATCAAAATCAAAACTATCTAACACTTCTGCATCACCATCAACCACCCAAATCATTTTTGTAAAACATTTTTTAGCTGCAATGATATGAGCATTGTGTATCCCTTTAACTCCATGAACACGTTTTGTCATAGGAAATCGATTTTTTAATTTTAGCCAGTTTGACTCTGCGTTTGGTTCGTTATAACTGATGAAGACGATATCAAACATTACTTGCTCACTATAAATTTATTGGGCATTCTAGGTGGATTAACATACATAGATTTAAATAGTTTACTTTGTTCGGCAGTAAATATATCTGCCATTTCTAATTCTAATTCATGTACGAGAGTTTCTCCAATTCCCATAATTTCATAAGGTAACATTTTATCAGTTACTTTTCCATCATTGTTTTCCCAGTAATTGTTTAACCATTTAAAGTCACGTACATTAACATAATCCCAATCTGTACAATTAGTCATGTAGCAACCTTGTCTAGCACCATATATTGCCCAAATACCGTTAGGCACATCTGCACCTATGTGCATCCAAACCATCAAACGTTGGAAATTCTTCCAGTGAACTTGTTTGACAATATTATCAGCTTTAGAACCTTCAAGTAGTCCCATCTTAACACCTTCACGGAAGCCAGCACGCCATGCTTGTTGCGGACTTGCGTTATTATGTACATCACTCATGCATTGTTCCATTTGGATATAATTAATATCCCAACAAAAATCTACTTGTGTCTTAGCATTATCACTTTCCGCAGCCTCGTGAGTCTTCATATCTAATACTAATTGTGTGGGCCAACACTTAATGCCGCCATTGCCATATATCAGCCCGTTAATAATATTTTGTGCGCCCCAACTAATAACACTTTTATCAAGTTCAACGTCATCTTTGAACTCTATAACCTGTTCTAAAAATTCTGGACGTACAATATTGTCCCCGTCAATCACAATTAATCGTGGAGTACTACACAATCTAGCACAGGCCTTATGTGCTGCATCACTGCCCTCTACCCCGTGTACACGTTTAGCCCAAGGAACTTTTTTTAACAAGTCTGCGTAATTTTTTTCAGCGTTAGGCTCATCATAACTTAGATATACGATATCACAGTCTATTACTTTTAATGTACTCATGCCACTAACAACCCATAAGATTTAAAATAACCAAAAGTTGAAATGGTAAAAGAATCAATATCTTCTTCTAAACTGGATTTAAAATGTAACTTATTTCCGTCTTTTATATTGGAAACTTGTATTGTAATTGTTTTAAGCAAGTAGTGGGGGTCTTTTACTGTAGTTAAATAAAAATCAAAAGTTGTAGATGGATTAATTTTAGATATCATAACTTTAGCATCATCACTTAATAATATTTCCCAACGTTTTTGCTTTTTTTTATGAATGATTGTAAAATCTGTAATACCCTTATCAGTCACTCGAGGGATTTCATAAATCAATGCACTGGATATTTTAATAGACTCGTCTTTAGTCTGTAATGCATTATCAAATTTAAAATAATCAATATTATATCGACAGTAATCTTTTTTTCCGCTTAAAAAATCATGCAATCTAGACTTTGGCACTTCTAAGTATCCACCAGTACTGGGTAAATTAGAAATGCCTGTAATAGTTCCAGCTTCGTCATGCCAAACATACATTGTTTTAGGTATTTCTGACACTGCTTCTGCTTGTAAAATTTCTTGTAATGTAAGTGTATCCATATTAATATCTCAATGTGTTAATAATGTTATTTGTCAAAAAGTCATCCTCAGTGTAATGAAATACACCAGTTTGTAAAAAATTACCAATTTTTAACTGTTTATCTTGATTAAAACTAATACCTATTTGATTTATCCAAGACGAAGGGGGACTGTCCCACCCCTGAATTGCTGGCTTCATGTGTACAAACGATGGAGAAACTTTAGATGTCATTTCGTGTTCTGTTTCCATAAACACTAACGCAAGTGCCGCATTGACATCCATACTACAAAATCTTTGTTTTGTATTAGGTAAGAATTTATCGTAAAATTGTTCCCAATTTTTAGTAATAACTTCTAACCATTTATAAAATTCGTATCCTTGCACTGACTTCTTAAAATAATGAACTCCAGTATATACATTAGGTAGGTTATTTGCAGTAAAAGTTTTTCTGTAATAATCATCACTAATTTCTCTACCTTTATAATCTTTTACACACGAAGTAAGACATATTGATTTGTTTTTAAGAAATTCCCACCAATGATCATTTGATGTTAATAAAAGCATGTCAGTATCATATATCAAACTTTCTTTAAACGGTGTTATATGTGCAATTTTCCACCTGTTTTCAACTTTCCATGTTTTTTCTTTAGCATCATCACCCCACGGTATATCTAATATGTGGTCAAATGCATGTCTGTAATCATCAGGCACTGTATCATTTGTAATTAAACAAGTCTGATTATGCTGTTTATTATTCAATTTGATAGATAGTGCAAGAGCATAGGCTTGTGTTACATAGTTTACGTTTGAGTTTTGAGCTAGGAATACATGACCTTTAGACATTTCGTATAACCCTCAATAAGCTCTGTTTATTCATAACATGTACGTCTAAAGAATTGGTACTAATTGCAGTGTATTGATCTACTGTATTTTCTTTATTAACTAGCAATGTCATTTTGTTATCAGTTGCGCTAATTAAAATGTCTCTATCTAGGATATAGCTCAATTTATTAGCAATAGGCATGGCAAAATCACCACTAGTAAATCCGTTCATCATATGAATGGCAATGCTAAACGCAATATCATTGCGGTAACGTGTACTTGGTACTCTATACAATTTAGCATAGTATACCCAATTATCTTTAATGTGTTCAATTAAAGTGAAAAAATGTTCAGTTGTTGAATTTTTCCTAAAGAAAAATACAGTAGCCCAATAAAAAGGTATGCTAAACTGATTAATATAATCAAACTCGCTGGTATTTCTCCACGATGCTAGATCATTATATTTGTTGTATATTAAGAAATTATGATTTTGATCCCAGCAATATTCAAGAAATGATGAATTAATTATAAAATCACTATCTATTACTAGTGTTTCATCATAAGGACTTAGGTAGAAACAATTTGCTCTGTTAGAATTTTTCCATACTAGGTTAGAATAGTTATCAGCGCCATCATAAAATTTTTTAACTTGCGTGGTTGTGTCAACAGATTCAATGATCTTATCAAATACATCTACATCGTTAGGGAAAGTCTTATATAGCCATTCGGAACTATCAGTTACTAGACTAACTGGTTTATTTAAAAAACGTTTTACCCGTTTGGCTGCATATATCGCCAACTCCACATAGTCAACTTCAGAATTATTAAAGGCAAATATTAATACACCTTGTGTCATAAATCTAACAAACTCTCAACTGATCTACTATTTTTGATTTTTTGATATTGGGTTTGATAACTGTTTGTCGCAGATGCATACACTGACAATATGCTGTCTAAAAATTCTGTTAGTGAGGGGATGTCTACTGGAAGATTATTGTCATCAAGAATGACTGAATCAGTGTGCTCAAGATCAATTAAAGTTTTTACAAAATTAATTAATTCTCTAGTGACTTTGAATGTTGCGCCGTTAAAAAAGTAAACGCAATTTTGTTGATATTCTTCGTAAATTACCTTTTTTTGATTGGCCAACGTTGTTACAAAATTGGCAATTTCAAAGGCTTTTAATAGCTTGTCGTCCATACGGACCTCCTGAACAATAATTATACTATCTTATAATTATCGTGTCAAGAGCTATACGGGTTTATATTCCGGATTGAGTGAATGCGGGACTAGGAACTGTTACGTTTGCTGATGCGGCTCTTGCAATTTTTACAATACTAGTTAGTGTACCAGTAACTTGTTCATCAACTCCAGGCCCTGGTTTATATCCAGGTCGTTGATCACCCAAGTCAGAATCTTCAAACTCAATAGTAAATGTTAATACTGTAGCAGTATTATTCGCAACATTCTTTCTAGCTTTGATTCTGTATTCGTTTTCCAAATAGACGCCAGGAGTTGTTGGTTTAATAAACACGAATTGATCAGTTGTAGTTAATTCGTACCAACCTATTGAGGTTTTGGGATATCCGCCTGCGGCTTCAGTACCAGTATACGTAGTTCCGTGGGCTGCAAATTTAATTGTTGCCATTGCTGTTAGCATTTGATCCCAACGACCACCTTTGTCATTAGTTCCGCCTGTATAGCCAGTAATAGTTGCCGAGAATTGGAATGATCCACCAGCGTTAAAGAAATGTCTTGCAGCATCACCAGATGCAAAAGTTATTGTAACTGTATGAGTTAACTTGCCATTCCACGGACTGGTTCTTCTAGAAAGTGTTGGATCATATAAGTTAACTGGTGGCGCTTCTGTAAGTGCAACCGTAAGTCGATCTGTACTACAAAGTGAAGCAAAATCTTTATATTGATTAGCAAATGTGTCATCAATTAAGTCAGTAGTTGTAGGCAAAGTTAAACTTACGCTTTCATTTAACCCCGTTTGATGCTGACGAATTTTAAGCAAATCAGTTCTCAGTGTATTCCATTGACTAACAGTTACTTTAACATCTGCTGCAACTTGTGCGCTACCAACTGCTTGCCCGTAACCAGAATCAGAAAGACCAGCTCCAAGTAAGAACTCAGTTGTACTTTGAATGTTATTAAAGTCAGCAGCATAAATTATGTTTCCAGCTGCTTTTGGGAATATCCCTGGTGATCCGATTGGCATAAGTAAGTCTCTTTATTCTGTGATATTTATATTATAAAATTAATGCTTCAACTAATTTGACCCCGGTGTCATCACTAGATTGTAATGCAACAGCAAAAACTCCATTTGAGAGTGGCGCTGCTGCTACTACTGCACAGCCATTATCAGAAGCAATCAACTCGTCTCCCTTTTTAATGGCTCCAATTACTTTAACTGGAACTCGGCCTTTAAGAGCAACAGTGGTACCACCCTCAAGACTCTTGTTCATTAAAAATGCTGGATGCGCACTTACTGCCCCAATTGCACGTTTACCTAATTTACTAGCAGTAATTTCTGAAGTGCCGCCAATCATCACTACAGTTCCAATGTCATATTCTGCATCAGCTAAGTATTTTTCTGCCAAGTCAGCATAGTATGCCTCAGTAGCTGTTCCAATAAATAATCTTGCCGCTAAATCACCGTCTACTGTTCTTGCCGCAATGGTATTGCCAGTGTCTGATGTTGACGCTGCTCTAGCATTGCCTGCAACATTAACTGCATCTGCTGTAGTAGCAGTACCTTCAAACGATACTGCATATACTGAGGAAAATCTTGAAGTTGATGATCCAATGTCTGACGTATTATCTGTACCAGGTAATACGTTAGGTCCAACTAATTTCATAGGGGTGTATGTTGCGCCAGAGGTAGTTCTAAATTCAATTGTACTGCTTAATTGATTTTCAAATACTGGAGTAGTGCCTTCAATGTAAACCGCAATATCATCATCGTTACCAACAGTATAGCCTAAATCACTAAATCTAATGGCAACTGACGGTAGTGTAGAAACATCATTTCTTACAAAACTTGAAGCTGCTACACCACCCAATCTTTCTGAGTTAGAAGCTGTTCCCCAGAATCTATAATCAGATCCAGTAACACCGCGGGCGTCAGCACCGGCAGTTACGTTTGGGGTGTTAATTAAAGTTAATCCTTTCTTAATCACGCTAAACCCAGCAATTGCATTTACAGAATTTTTAAGGGTAAATTCAGTAGGAGAAATAATATAAACAGTTGCACCATCTACGACTGCTTCAATGATAGCATGTAATCCATCAGTAGTATCTGTAACACTACGTGATCTTAATTGAGTAGTGTCTGCATCTGCTACTGCTTGCGGTCCAATTAATGAAAATTGGTCATCGGCTTCGTTCCAAGCAAACAATTGATTAGTATTTGTGTTAAACCAGAAATCACCAGTAGTTAAACCAGTTGGTTCAGCAACCCCTATTTCAGCGCCGCCTGTTGTACGAAATTGTGTTCCGTCAAAGAATTTTAACTTGCTAGAAGTAGCATCAAACCATATTTGACCAGTAATTTTCTTAGGAGGAGGATTTTCTCCTGCAAAGTTTTCCAGCAAGAAAACAAAGTTTTCGTTCTGAATTTCCCCGTAACCAGCGTAGTTTTTACCAACAAGTTTAATATCTAAACTGCTGTCTACGGTACCGTCTTCTACGGTAGCTGCTAAATCTTGATTGTATTTGTTAATATTGTAAGGCATTCCTCACCCCTTTTGTATATTTATGTTAAACTGGCGCCACTTGATTGTAAGCCCAGCCTCTGTTAACCCCAGTGTAGACCAGTGTAAATGCCCCACCTTCCTTGTTTGCCACTAAATTTGACGTTGCTCCGTTGATTTTTCTTGAAAATGTATCTCTAGTTATTGTCAAGTGATTTGTGTCCCATCCAGTAGTTGAACCATCAATAAAAGACACTTGCCAACCAATTTGTGGGTTTGCTGGCAATGCAATGCTAAAAGGCGCCAGAGTGGTATCTGCAATGATTTTATCACCATTTACCGCTGTGTACGCAGAGCTAATTACTTGCCAAGTTGAGGTAATATTACCAGTAACGGTTAAATTTCCGCTAATTATTGCAGAACCCCCAACATCAAGTGTTGCAGCAGGTGTTGAATTAAATAATCCAACAAACTGACTTACTGCATTAACATTGATTGCGTCTACAAGAGATCCTGCTCCAGATTTGATTTTAACTACAAAACTCTGTCCTGGCCTATTGCTAACTATCTGAAATGATGACCCACTAACTCTAAGTTCGCTATCTTGATTACCAAGTATTAACGGAACTGGGTTTTGAATAGTTAGTTGACCAGAGATGCTAGAACTTGCATCAGTAGCCACAAAACTAGTAGTAGTTTTTATTGCGCCAGATGGGTCAACTAGTGCATCAGCTTTACTAGCAGTTACATGAAATTTCATGTTGGATAATGTAGAAGCGTTAAACCCTTTTTTAATAATACCAGCGTATCCTTCATTGGTCAACTGGGTTGCTGCCGCTGCGTTAGGAGTAAATTCTTCTTTACTATAAATTCCTAACAATACTTGACTTGCCCACATCTTAACAACTGTTTTTAAATTTCCTGCAACATCTAACAAGCTAACCACTTCATGTCCTGAAATTCCTTGCTCTGCGGTATACAGCGGGCCAGCTAAGACAGTTTCAGTTCCATCGTAAAACCAAAGTTGGTTAGTTAAATTATTAATCCATAAATCTCCCTGTATTAAAGTTAAGGGAGTATTTGCATCAGACGATACGATAGGACCGCCGCTTGTTCTAAATTCAGTACCTGTGTAAACTTTTAATCTATTATCGCCAGTATCAAACCAAATTTGACCAGTTATGGGATATGTAGGCTGACTAGTGTTGGCGAAATTTTCTAAAAGTTTTATTAAGTTTTCATTAAACACTTCACCGTAGTTGGAAGAATTTTTACCAATAAGTGTAAGATCGGTACTAACTTGATCAATAGTGCTATCGCCTAATTCAGTAAGAACAGATCCGTTTGTTTTATTAATAATGTAAGTCATTATGCTACCTTCCCAGTAAATATAATGTAATTGATTGTTTGATAATGATTAACAATATCAACTGGGACATTTAGAGTCTCTGATACTAAATCGTCTGTAAAAATGCCGCCGCTGTCAGTCATTAATTGACCCTGTCCTGTAGCAACTAAACCATTGGCTGCTTCAGCATTTGTATCAATTGGGGATCCAGCCCTAGGGGCAAACGCATAGTACTGTGCTCCAGCATTACCTTTCATATCATGAACGTGTTCTGGTAAATTATTACGAGTCAATGATACTGAACTGGCGCCGCCTGTGCCGCCAATCTGATCTGCTGCAACTTCAGTAATCCTATCTGCTGGAATACTTCCTCCACCGTTGGACATGTCATCTCTGCCTAACGGGAATCTTCCTCGAAGGTCGGGGAGTGCAAATGTGCCTGTACCAGTCAATAAACTTATTGATTTATAATTGTATTGTATAATTGCAAATAATTCAGGGTATGTGGAAATTAATTGTTCACTGCCGTCGCATAGCAAATACCCTAGAGGTACTACAGTTCCAGCAAACGGCATAATCACGCCAGTTGGTACTAAAGGAATATTTGCAATTAAAGACTGTTTAGATAATCTTCTTAACGATCCAGCTCTATTAATTAAAAATTCATCAGTGATAAAAGAATCAGTAGTTAAGGTTTTATTAGTAATAAAACTACTACTAATAACTGCTGTTAATACTACTTTTCCTGAAGGGGTAGAACCATTAAAATTGATTGCAGCACTTACAACATCACTTGCTTGCTCTACTACGCCTAGTGCAGATACCCTATCTCCTAAACTAAATGCAGTTGTACTCGTCAATGTTGTAGCAGCACCAGAAATACTACCGTTTAAGAAACCAGTAAAGCTGCCGCTAATTGTGGTAGCATCAATATTATCTGCATAGATATTACTCCATCTATTAATAGATGTTCCAAGATCATAAATGCTATCAGTTCTTGGAATAATGTTGTCTACAACGCTAGTTCCAATGATGTTTAATCCGCCGCCGGCTCTAATTAATTTTGCTACGCTTACGCCTCCAGCAGTGACAATACTGCCAGTTGACAAGCTAGTAGAATCAGTAACGTTAGTTAATAATAATTGATTGCTTGCTTTAATACTACCTTCAACATCTAACGCTTCGTCTGGGTTTGTTTTATTAATTCCAACTCTAGAGCTGCCGTCAATTCTAAGAACAGTTGGGGAGGTTGTTCCGCTTTTAATTTTAAAGTCAATACTAGAACCTGAAACTCTATTATAAACTACTGCTGCATTATTTTCAATTGAAATTGACAGCGCAGAGTCTCCGCCAATACTAATACCTGCATTATTTCTTACACTAAATCCAAAATTAGTTGTACTTGCTTCATCTTTTCTTAAAAAGTTTGTGGCTGCTACAGTAGCAGAACCAATAATTAGTGCTTCAGCTTTTTCTGATATCCCCCAAACTTTGGTACCAGTCGCAGATGCTTTGAAATTAGTTGTTGATAAATTTGTACCTTGTCTAATTAATGGGAACCCAACCGTTGACGCTTTTGGGGTAAATTCAGTATCGCTAATAATTACAACTCTGGTTCCATTTACAAATAAAGTTAGTACTGGAACTTGAACATCGGCAGTTGATGTAATTAGTTCAACTTTTGCACCAGTTGCTTGGCCAGCACTATATTCTGGTCCCACTAGTACCCAACTTGACCCATTATAAAGATGCAGTTGTTGCGTTGTAGTGTTAACCCAAAGGTCACCAATAACACTAGTAGTTGGTGCGGACGAAGATTTCTTAACAGAGCCAGCTGCAACCCAATTGGTGTTATCCCAAATTTTTAATTGATTGTTAATGCCAACCCGTGTATCGTACCATAATTGGCCAGCAACTGGATTAGGTGGAGCAGAGGGTTTTGCAAAATTTTCTAGTAAATGCAAAAAGTTTTCAGCAATAACTTGCGAATAACCCGCATAGTTTTTACCAACAAACTGTACACTCTTTTCAGAGTTTAATGTTTGGTCATCTACTGTGATTGGAGTTTTAGTTGTATCTGTAAAATTTACTTGATAACTCATCTTATGCTCCGGCTATGCCAGTTAAACTTTGTATTCTAACTGTGTAATCAATTTGAATTAATCTATTCAATGATTTTTGTACTGGATGAAAAATCACATGTGTTAGTAACAAACTTGATCCAGTTGAGCTATAACTTTTTAGACCCAATTCGTCAAACACTGCTGGGCTTTCTGCATCAGTAGTGTTGTCAAATGCCAACTGACCGCTGATGTTTTCGCCGTAATCTAATAAACAAGTAATAAACACATCAGTATAATTAGTGCCAGTCACGTGTCGAGTTTCAATGTAGTTCCTAACTGGATCAACGTTTGATACACTACGGTCATCAACTACTTTACTGTATGTTTGATTATATAAACTGGCATTAGTGCCAGTGCTGTTTGGGGTCAAATATGTAATAATGCCTGTTGGGTCGACAGCGGTTCCGCCGTTACCAAACGCCATTTCATATATGAAGCCTTGCCCTGAGTTAGCTATACTCTGCGCCAATGCCACGCTGATATTTTCATAATGGATTGCATTACGTTTATTCACGAAAATTTCATTAGATTCTGGATTCCAGATCTTGATATGACCTTCTACGTGTATTCCTGTTAAGTCTTTACTTTGCATATTTTTCTCTCAATCAGTATATTTATTCAGTATTAATAACTGCTACTTTAAGTTGTGCTAGGATTCTTGGCTGCTAGCGGGATGCCTTCGGTTGCTTTGATAAAGTTGGCAACTTTATTGTTTGAATCAACCAAAGCAGTGCCTGGATCATACCAAACTTTGCCAATTTTCTTAATAATAATCACCTTTGTTCCAATGGTTAAATCATTCAACAGTGTAACACCTGCGGTTGTTTCGTCTACTGAAAAATCAGCAGCAAATGATACATCACCTTCCGTACTTTCCCAATGATTTTCTACATTGTGCATTGAATAAGGATGCTTCTTAAGTCTTTGATTGCCTACAAAAAATTCCCAATTTGTTCGATCGTCTGTAAAACTGCTGGAACTCTTATGTGCTGTTACGCATCTAAATGTAGAGCTTCCGTATAATACAATTTCACCAACTGAATAGTCAGTTAGTTCTGTCCAAGGCACTATGTTATAACCGCCAACAAATACTTCAATATCAGCTGGTACAGTGCTTACTACAGCATGAGTTACTGGATTTCTAATTGGATAACGTTTAGGAATATACTGCAAGGGAATTGTATTAGTTGTACCGTCATGAATATATGTATCAATAATATAGTCATCGTTGTAAGGAATCGTTTCACTTATTCCAATGTCAATAACCAATGCTCCCGCAACGTGTTTTGTTGGAGTTCCTGTTCCTAGTGTCCCTCTACGCAACTGTCCAAGTACATTTTCATTAATGGTAAAGAATTCAATTCTTTCTCCGCCAACATAAATGATTCCTGGTAAATTGCGTTGTTTATTTCCCACATTAAGGACTGAGCTGTCAACTACAGTAATAGTTGAGTCATAAAAGTTTAGATCTAGAGCTAATAATGTTTTCTTATTAGCAGATAATCTCTTATAGTGATCTCTATTCAACATATCCTTAAACTGCATATATCCAATTGTTTGTCTAACAACGTTCTTTGTAAATGTAATAATTGAATACACGTCATTTTCAGAAGTATTAGAAGTCAATTTAACTGCGTTCTTATTTGGCGTTAATCGATAATCAACACTATGAGTTAACAATGTTCCGTTTTTAATGACCCACACATAATCATCACTCAATACATCTCTGCCTAAATCGAGAATTCCACCAATAATTTTATTGTACGTAAAATATTCAACTGAATCTTGCGTTAAAGATATTGTAGGATTTATTTCAACTTCAGATCGCTGAATGTCTAATATGTTGTGATTGTAGTAAGAAATAATTTCAATTTCTTCTCCTAACAACGGAGTCGTTACAAACGTAATGTTAGTTTCTGATGTTATAAAATATTCAGCAGTTGTTAAAATGCTTATTACCAAAGTCGCATTATTAATGTATACTCCAGCTTTCAATACAATGGCGCCAGCTAATAAATCAACAGTATAATCTAACATCAATCTCATTTTTACGCCAGCAACATATATGTCAAAATCATCAATATTAAACACTTCAGCTTGAAATTTATGTGCTGGAATTGAATATGTTAATTGATTGTTTGATAATGTATAGTATGTACAATTAGGACCAGTAAGAATACGTTGTCCAGATTTAACTATAACATTAGATTCTAATGGTAACGCTTGACCAACAGAGTTGGCTAACGTAAAGTTATTAGTAGATCCGTCTCCTATTAAAGTTTCGCTTGTTGCTAAACTATAAGAGCTATCTGAAGAACTAGAAATTAAATAATTAATAATTACTCCAACAGCTGGCGCGGCGCCAAATTTAATGCCAATTCTATCTGTTGCTTCATATGTTGAATCTGTTCTAAACAAGATATAACTTTGGTTGAGTCCAGAAACAATTACTAAAGAAGATGCTCCTTCAACCCATGGTGATCTAGTTATAAATTCAATATCTGTACCGTTGCCTACAAAGTAATCTAAATCTAAGATGTCTTGACCGTTAAATCCAAAACTTGATACTGAAACAATTTCTCCTTGAGGTGGGATTGTTGATAGTGTTACAGACTGTGTGTCATAGTTGATTGTAAAGTCAGTTCCAAGTGCTAAGAAAGTTCCATCCACTGTTACAGTAACAGCATATTGAGTATTTGGGTACTGCCCTATATTAAAAGTATCTATCACGTTGTCGCTAACATAATTTTTAGTTGCTAATCTAGCTGAACCGCTGGCCGATCTATGAAATACCTTAACTGCAACTGCGTCAGTAATTTGACCTGGCACCACTTCTTCAGGGGCTGGGCTTGAGGTGGTTGTTACAAAACCGTCGCCATCAACTAATATATCTTCTGCGGCTAAACCAGTAGCTGTAGAATATGCTAGATTTCCTCCAATTAAGGTAGTGTCGTAGTCAAGTGAAGAAGGAGTAATTGCTCCGTCACTTGTACTCTTGCGGAAGATAACTTTATCACCATCATTAATATCCAAACTTGGTGTAGATCCTAAATTGGGCAATGTAATAGTATCAGTTACACCGTCACCCACAAATGTATTCATTACTGCGCCAGCTGGCGCAATTAATCGCCCATTAGGTTGTACAGTTGATCCGTCATATATATCAAAATACGGATCATCAATTCTAGTACCGTTGACGTATATATTAATTTCTTGTCCTACTGCTGGAATGTAAGGTAACGTGTAAGTGTAAGTGCTATCCCCAACAGTTACAATAAAATCATCAAAAACAGGATCGTATCCGTCCCACACGTCTGCAAACCAAGGCAAATCGTCCCAGCCTGAGCTAGATTTAAAATTCAATCCAACAATGTTAACTCCGCCGTAATCAACACCAGTCATTAACTGTGATAAATCTTTACCCAATTGTCCACTGATTGGATCGTAGTAGTATTGAATTCTATCTGCTGCGGATAGATAATTAAAATCCTTAACGTAATTAATTACAATTACTTCACCATTTGCTGGAGCAGAGTTAAATGTTAACACCCCAGAATAACTTGTATGTCCTCTAGTAGTAGTTTTTTTACTAGTCACCGAGAATGTATCTCGCAGTGCTTCTTGGCCGTTAGTATCTGTTGAGTTTGTTTTAATAACAACAGTCGTCTTGCCAGTTTTTAAATCTGGACTCCATTTCAATGGGAATTGTAATCGAGATCCAGTTCCAATAAATTCTTCAGTCACAGCTAACGATGTAATGTAATACTTGCTAGTAATTCTATCAAATTTAATTTTAATTAAAGAGCTTCGAACTAGATCATTTTTAATAAATGCAACCGCACGAGCTGGAACACCAATAGTAGATAATCCGCCGTTCAATTCAACTGTCGGGGCAGAAAAGTATCCTTCACCACTAGTTACTATTTGAATTTTAGTAACTTTGCCGTTTGAAATGTATGCTTTAGCCGTTGCTTGGGTTGTATTTGCTCCAGTTATAATAACTTCTGGATTTGTAATATATCCAGAACCACCGTCAACTAACACAATTTCTGACACATAAAATCCAGCATTATCAAGCCAATGTTTCCAAGGATAAGACAACAATTCATCGTTGTTAATAACAATTTCGTTTGTGCCACCAACTGATACTACTACTGGAACAGATTGATTACCAATGGTAACTGGTGGTAGATCAAAATCAGTGACAACAGACTGGGTATTATCAATACTAGTATAAGAACTTACATATTCTCTAATTTTAGTTCTGTATGGTTTTACTTCAGCAATATAGCTTTCAAAATCAGCTAAGTTGTCGTTGTTGTATGTAACTTTCTGTTTTAAATTTCCTACGTTGTGCATTGCTTTAACAAAACTAGTTTTAAATGCCCAATCAACATATGATTGTTCACTTAATGCATATCTAAGACTTGCAAAGAAAAGTTTTAAGTACACAGTCCTCAATTCATCAATAAGAACCTTGTCTTTAATAGCTGTTAAAATAATTCTAAGTTCAACTGAACCTGAATTATCAAAAACATCAGTATCGTATAATGGCCCATCAAATCCTAAATTGGTTGCTACAAATTGATAGAACTTATTGGATATTTGAATTGTTCCATTTTGTCTGCCAATTACTTTGTAACTCTGTGTATAGTCTACAGAAGACACATCAGCAAACTTTTCTAGTAACATCCAGCCGGCTGAGCCAACAGTTTTAACTTTAACTGTTTGTCCAATATCTGCCAATAGTGTGTATAACTGATTTGTTCCATCAACTGAGTAATCAATTTTTGTGAATAAATTATAACCAGGTGCATACCAGTCAACATAATTCCAAAATGCTAAAACATTGTAGCTTTGAGATTTAGTTCGAATCCAACTAGATGTACCAATATTAAATGCGTATATAGACCACCTTCCTAAGGCCTGTTCATCGCTAATGACCAATACTGCTAGCGATCTAATTGATAAGGTAGTGCTATTAGTGTACCCTTGGCCAGCATTGTTTATTATTACGCTGGCAATTCCGCCGTTAGCGTCTAAAACTGTTTTAAGTTTAGCATCTTTGCCAAGGCCATTAACTGTTATATAAGGTGCATTAATATATCCTGAGCCAGCTTTTGTAATAATAACATCTGTAATTCTGCCATCTTCAATTACTGGTAGTAAAGAAGGCATAGTGAAAGCCCCAGTATTAATTAATCGCAGTTCTGCATCAGTATCAACAACAGAATCATAAAGACCGCTAGGAAGAATGCGTGTTCCATCAGCTTGTGTTACATAGTCTGGATAAGCATCGTACTTTTTAAAGTCTGTTAAATCTGTTGAATCAACTATTAGTTCAGATATTAGTGCAGAATTTAAACGCTCAATATATTGCTTTAATGCTTCAATTCTATTGATAAACATGCTTTGTCTTGGTCTAAATTGCACCCCGTATTTTAACTTAGGGGGCAAGTTGATATCTGGAACTTGCCTATTATTGAGATCGTTACCCACTAAACTGTCAATCCATTTAGTTTCAATTGCAGTAGGTATTGATGTGTTAGGATGTTCACTGATAATTTTCCAATCAGTGTGAATATTCAAGTCATCTTGATCTACTAGCCAATACTGCGCAGCCAATACGATATCAGAACTAACCAGTAAATTTTGAACGTTTACTAGACTAAAACTATCTGTTCCAGTAAATTCAACAAATTTATAGCCTTGACTCTTTGGATCTGCTATTAGTGTTGCAACGTTGAAGGCAGATATTAGTCTATCAGGAGCATTAGGTACCGTTGTTTTATTTTTAACCCAGAAATAATAAGTATTTTTAAAAGTTTTTGCAACGTTGTCATAACGTTTCTTAACACTGTATGTGGTATTACCATATAAACTTGTTCCGCTTATACCAGATGTTAAACCTGCTTCAGTATCAGCTAGTTTGTCCCACTCGGACGGAGTATATTTTGTTTCAACCCACTCGTAAACATCAATACTGCCAGTTTCATATAGTGTATTCCAAGTAGAATTTCTATAAACAACGTTACCAGTATAGCTATCTAAAAATTTAGCTTTATCCAAATTCCACCACAAAGTTCCAACTTGTTGTCCTAACCATGCCATTCCGTCATCAACGTTTACTGCATCTGTTCCAACAGAATATGTTGCTGGATCATAATATGTTTTGTATTTGATTTCTTGTTCTGCAATTCCAGCAATTTTACCTTGCATTGGATCAATAATATCCAAATATGTTACAAGATTGCTAGTTTTCTTGTTGTATAAAAATAATTTTTTAATTTTTGTTACATCAACTTTATTTTTTTCTGATTGTAAAATGGTCCAGCTAAATGCTGAACGAACTTTGGAATATGTATAAACAACACCAGCATTTGAAACTTGACTATCTGTTTTTGGAGCTGATACAACTATAGTATTATCTCCAGCAGCAAGTGAATAACCGTATTTGTCATTCATTGCATTGTCAACTAATAGAGATTCGCCATAGATAAAAGCAACATCATATTCATCGTAAATGTCAATACGGCCAGCATCTTTATTAAAGTCTACGATTTGTGTTGACCCGTTATCAAATATTGTTGACCCGTTATCAATTGAGTAAACAGTTTTACTGTCGCCCATTGCGCTAAAAACTGCTAATGTTTTTCCGCCGTTGATAAGTTTTACTTTTGCTCCAAACTTTTCAGATGTTTCTGGATTTCTATTTGTAATTGTTTGTCGTGCAGCATATCCCAACGAGTCAAGATCAAAAATTCTCACAACTCCTTGATCAGCTTTGGTATCATCTGAAAGGATAGACCCCACTGCCATCACATTTCCATCAGGAGTTATTGATACACTTTCTCCAAATCGCTCTGGATCAATGGTAAATTGACTTGCTGTTATTGTTTGATCTAGTTCATATAGCGAAGTTGTATAATTGTAAATGAAGATTGATCCGGCTCCAAAGTTTGTAGTTGGAGCTGTTATAACGAGAGTTGAACCGTCTGCAGTCATGTCTATATCATAACCAAAGTTATCACCATTGGTGGTTGTTGTTTCAACTTCTCCTTCGCTAACCCAAGAACCCATGTTGCTAAAAATCATAACACGATTTTGATCAAGTCCAGGGAAAGTCTTAACTACAGCCATTCTATAACCAACACTTAATTTTGCTAGTTTAATTTTAGATCCAAACAGCTGATTTGTAGTATTTCCACTTGCTAAGTTGGTAACAAATTGATACTCGCCGTTAGTATCAACTTGATACATTAGCACACGACCTTGTCCACTAGTTGCGTCTGGGGCTCCAATTGCAAGCCAAACTCCGTCAGGTGAAAATGCTAACTCTTTTCCAAACCCTAGTAGCGGAGCATAAGCTGGTGGCATTTCAATTGTTTGTTTTTTTGTCCAGCCTGTAGTACTATTTGATTTAACGTACAAGGCAACATTATCTGCATTAGTTGAAGTTGCTAACACCGTTGCAGTAGCATCTACTGCTACCGTTCTTCCAAACTCTTCATTTATAGTTTGCGTAGAGGCTGTCAATGTTTTTCTTGAAAATACTGGATTATTTTGCCATACAGTATTTTGTCCGCCACCGTCTATACCAGACCACAACAATTCGTTTGCTTTTAATTGCAACGGTAACTGTACTGCCTCATTGATGCTGCCTATACGGTGACTGTTAAATTTATAGATTAAAATTTGAGAACTATCAGCAAACGGATCTTGCCAACCTGATATAGTTTTATCTATAGTAATCAAATCTAAATTAACACTACTAACTATATGAAATCCAGAAAGCACCCCAGCGTTGGCGATGCCAATTACGTCACCCGCATTTACTGATGGGATAGATTCACATTCTAAAGTAATAACAGAATTAGCGTATTCAACAGTTCTTATAACAAAGTCAGCTTTAGTAAATCTATAAACGTTCCAACTGGTGCCTTCAAATGCTGTCCAAACATAATCACCTTCTTTTAATACATTGATATCCTCAGATACAATGTCAGTCAACGAGTCAACGTTAAGTGCAACTTGATCATATCTAACGTGGCCAGGAGTTCTTAGATACGGCTTATAATTTGTTATTGACGGCCAAGGGTTGTTGTTATATCCAGACGGTTTTAAATATAAATCATTTGGCGTCTGACGAATTACAAAATCCACTACAGAAGGATCAATGCTGTTTGTTAATTCAAATGCTTGTGGATTAGTTTTAAATAGTGACTCATCTAAAGAAATTTCAATTTCGTCAAATGCTTCTGAACCGCCGTATTGTCCAACACGTACAGCCCATTCTTCATTAAAATCAATACTTTCTTGGCCTTCAGCACTTAGTACATCAAATAATTTATTCAATGAGTTAGCAGAACCTTTTTCAGGAATCATACCTTGATAAAATTTATATTCGCTTACATCATTTTTAATAATGTTTTCTAAGTATTGTCTTTTTTGATATCCAACTAAGTGTTGAGCAACACGCTGTTGCCCGGCATCAAAATTATCAGATTCTAAATCATAAAAGTCAGTAAACTGCTCTGCCTTATAATCCCAGTTGGGAAGTAGCGCAGAAGTTGGTTTGTTTTCTAATCTAATCCAGCTGCTAGGATTAAATGTTTCAACTCCTGGAAGGAAGTTTTCTGCACTATAATAAAATTCTTTATATTTTACTATGTCGCCTAGATTGTAATCAGTCCAAGAATTCCATTCTGTAATATCAGCTTGATCAAATACAAATCCAGGAATATCAAATCCGCCATACCAACCAACTGTACGATAACCAGAAACTTTAATCCTATCTTGTTTATATCCAGCTTCTAAATTGTAAATTGTATCATTAAACTGTGTTATATTATCAATAATTAGTACATGTTCTTTTTGTACTAGATAAAAGCCAGCACCATAAATTCCTATCCCATCAATACGTGGGCTAAAAGAAAATTCGTTATCTTCTCGAGTGTGGTTTAAAAAGTTTTGATCAAATTTTGCGCCATCTGCTTTTAAGATTTCATATTCATTAAACTGATCTCTAATATCATCAATCACAGCATAAGTTAATCTCATTGATAAACCAAGTGCGGAAGGGCTCAGTGCAATAACACTAGCACCATCTTGAGATAAACTGGCTAATTTATTGTACAATTCTGTTTGAAATATTGTACTAGTTGTATGATCAATTTTAGAAGAAAAGTAATCACCGTTGTATTTTACAATAACGCCAGCTTTGTAAGTCCTATTAGGTAACCAGTCAACAAACTTATCTTCTCCAGCACTCCAGTTCTGAGTTGTCCAGAACATAAATTCTTTAACAGAAGTTTCCCATGAGGCTACAGATTTTAAATTTGTATTATAATCGTCAAAAACAAATCCTTGATCTTTTAAATATTCACCATAACCTTGTAAAAAATCAACTACTTCTTGAACTGTATCATACACAGTTCCGTAATTAACAATCGTTGGAGTTCTATCCCACAATTTTCTCAGGGATGCGTCTCGTCCACCAATGATAGGTAACTTGGCTAATTTTTGAAATTCAGTGGAACTAAAATTATCTTGAGATGTATGATTTTGTGTGGCTCTGTAATAAGCATTATTGTATCGAACAACGTTTCCAACAATATATTGTTGGCCAGGCACCCACTCAATATAAGATTCACTAATACCGCCAACATTAATAACATTACCAGTTTGTGTCCACGGATAATAATAGAAGAACGGTGTCTTTTGATTGTACCCTTTTACCTCATATCCTTCACCCGTTGATGTTAAAATCTTAGTGACAATTACGCCGCTGTATGTTAGCTTTTTAACTGGACTGGAAGTATTTAAAAAGATTGTATAGTTTTCTTGAGGAACAAATACTCCTGCATTTGCCGTTGGACTTTTACTATCTAAAATTAATTTAAACTTTTCTTTGCTGGTGAACCCACCTAATCTATGACTTAGATAGTTTGTCATAGTTGTCAAATCAACCTTATATTGTGATAATGATTTTAAATTATCACTAAGAATATAGTCAACAATATAATTTACTAAGCCGGCAGTCAACACACGTTCACTATCAGATGTAGTTGATGGTAAAGTTAAATCTGTTAATCTTAATCTTAATCCAGTGTCTTTATAAATTAACTGGCCAGTATTGTTTCGAATAATTCTACTTCTGTCTATACATAAACCCAATGTATTATTTGGTTGCATTAAAACTGATGCTAGCACAAAACTAAATGGGAAGAACGAACTTCTTCTCCATGCTGATTCAATTGGACTGTAATCTCCAAATTTGAAAGCATCTGACATTTGAGGTTTAATGTCACCTTGAACAATATTTGCTGCTATTGGGTCTAGTAATTCGCCCACTTCATCAACAGGCGGCATAATTGCTAATGTAGGTCTTGAAAACTTAATATTTCTTGTTAGCGGCTTACCAGGTTCTCTAGTAATACCATCTTTTAAGTCATTCCATAATATTAAATTATCACTTGTATATGGTGCTGGTCCATATACATCTTGCCACCAAGTTGGTTCAATGTTAAACCCTAAAGACTCCCAAGGACACAAATGAATTCGGTCAGTGTCAAATATATGTTTGTATATTCCTCTCCAGTATCCAGGCAATGCAGTCCCATCAGGAGATGTGTTCTTTGAATAATTGTATGTAAATGGATTACTATTAGTATAGCTTATTGGTTTAGTAAAATCACCGTCAACTAGCGTTGCCCACTGATAAAAACTAGGGGCTAATACTTCATTAAATTCTTGTAAGCTGTAATCTGTTCTTCTATTGTAACCTGGAATAAAATCAAATATATCAAAAATAGTTGAGTCATATGCAACTTTAATATTATTAAAAATGCGTTTTTCTATTTCTAAAATTAAGTTATCCCTATAGTCGTTGTATGCAACAACAATACTACCGTCATGCCCTTGAATAACATATTGTGGTGTTACTAAGGTTGTATCTAAATATTTTTTAGGTTCAAATTTAGGCCAGATTCCAAAAGATGTTGGCGTTGGTGGAATAAAGCAACCATCCGTACTTTCATACTCATAAATGGTAATTATATCATTGTCTACTAAATTAAAAGTATCTGATATAATAACAAATCCAGTGTCATCAAAAGAGTAATCTTTTGAGTAAATCAATTGAACGCCGTTTACATAAATGTTAACTGCTTTATTTGATAATGTGTTTAACGAAAATGCTGAAGACAATGGATATGTTTTAATTCTAAAATCAACAACTTTATAATCATTTTTAGTTGCGGCTCCAGTTCCTGCCATATCACTAAAATAATATGGAAACGTTTTTGGTTTATCTTTATTAATTTCTAAAATAATTTTATCAACGATTTCTTTAGTAGGTAAGTCATCTGAAATACTTGTTGCAACACTAATAAAATTTCTTTTGAATCTACCATAATCGTCTCTGGTTTGATTCAATGCTTTAACAATATTAGAATTTTTTGATGTTAAATGATATAATCCAAAGTTAACTGGTCCACTGTGCTGTACAAATTTTGTTCCAAATGTAGATAAGAATCCTTGATCTCTAAGATTATTATTGCCCGGATATGTTCCATTAAACGTTGGAAGATTATCAACAATTGAATCAACGTGGTCAATAACTTCTCCTAATGTAAAAGTATTAACGTTGTTGTTTAGCGGGTTATTTTGAAAGTTTATTGGCAATTCATAATGACCGTTAGCATTTTTATCTTGTGATGAGAAGCAACGTAAAGTAATTACATCGTCAGACGTGATGTTAATAAGATTTGAATTTATTACGACTTTTTTATATCGTACTGCATCAACGATTGACCAGAAAGACTTGTCAATCCTTTTACCGTTAACATACACTCTCACTTCTAAATCACTTAGATTCCCAATGTCATCATAAACATCAATTGGGAAGTTGTTGGTAAGCCCGCTATTTTTAAATATTCTAACAATGGGCTGGGTATTCTCTAATTGATTGGTGATCCAACCGTTAACATATTCTCCAGCATCTAATCCCGTAATGATTTTAAGGAAAGCAGAATCAGTATTCTTTGTTACAACATCAACACCGTCTTTGTAGGAAAATGTATTTTGTAATAAATCAAAGGTAAAAACAATATCACCAATGTTACTAATATTCCTATAGGACAACGGAATTCCTAATACTGCATCAGTAACACCTGAACCTTCTTTATATGAAAAGATAGTGTTACCTAAAAATGTAGACCCTGGATAGGTTGTATTATTAGAAATAGATACGCCGTCACTGTCAAACAAATCAAATAATGGCTTTTGATTAACTGTTGTTTTTTGTTGTGATAATTTCCATGTGCTTCCATTGAACCAATACATTTTTCCTTGATTTAATCTACCACTTCTAATAACAACAGATTCGCCATATAGGGCGTCTGTATCAGACTCGTCAACTAGGTGAATTTGTCTAACTGGTCCAGCACCACCCACAGGTGTAACTGTGATAAATGTCACTTTAAAAATCTTGTTGTTGACTAATGAATCAGAATCTGCTGTGAATAAGATTCTCTGCCCTTGGGCTAACGGAACGCTATCAACGTTGTATCCCAAAGATCCTTCAATTGTCGAAAATACATCTGTTGTGAATGTGTCAATTAAATCAACATCATTCTTAGATGCGTAGCCAAAGTTGAACAATTTAAGATTTGATTCAAATTCAATAATTGGTCGTGTTGCACGTCTAGTTTGATCTAGTTCAATTGGTATCCCAGCAGCTTCTGCGCTTTTAGATATAACATCTTGATGGAACCAACGATTATATCTGCTCCAAGGGTTTCCGTCAGAATTTGAACGGTTAATTGTAATGTAATCTTTCTGTCCAGCAAATGATGTTGCATCGCTGAATGGCATTGAATCAAAACCAGCATCATCAAATAAAACTTGACTCGCTGCTGAATATGCAGATACAATTTCTAATTTAGATTCTGGAACTAATTTTATTTGTTCACCTACACCTTCTACATAAAAAGACCCAGTTGTATATAATGCAGGACTTACGTTTCCACCAAAAGTCAATTTCATACCGTTGCTTAATTCGACACCAGTTGATAACGTGTACGTTTTTTTACCTATGATTTCAGATGCAACGTCAATTACAGTATTTTCATCAATGTCGTATATTTCCCAAACACCGCCGGTATCTAGCGAGTTTTCACTGACATAATATAGAACATTGGGAGCATCTACTGGAACTGTAAATGTAATTGTTCCAGATTCAACCGCAGACAAATCAACACCATCTGTATATCTATACAACTCACCTGCTTGGCGCTGAGTCTTAATACTAAAAGGTTCTCCAGGGGCAGTGATTTCAAATTTATATGTTTGACCTCTATACAAAGTTAACGTGGGATTTCTAGTCAACGCATCTGGTGTGAACAAGTATGCCCTGTTGTCTCCTTCGTCAGATAGTTGCACAGTGTACGTGCTTGTAACTTGTTGTTGTTGGCCAAGTACTTTAATAACTGCTGGGCCATATGGCATCCAATAATATTGTTGGAAGTTGACAAATTTATCCCAATTTATATGTGGATTCCAAGAATAAAATTCTTGTTTATTTAATTTTTGATGGTTTTTAGTTATGCCGCCCAATACATCAACAGTATTGACATAGTCAATATAATCTTTAAAAAATGTAATATTTCCCAGTGTATCTTTAACTACTGCCGCAGGCTCTAGTTGATAGTGCTGTCTGTCTAACGTTGGTTCTTCAATAAAAACATCATTAGTTGTAACAGCTTTGGCATTTTGTCTGCCAATAAAACCGTTTAACTTTTTTACTGTCCCAGACTGTGTTAACTGATCAATGGTGGCTTGAATAAACTTCTTGTTAGATTCTGTTCTATAAAATCTTGGCAACAATTTTGCAGTGCGGCGTTTTTCGCCCTTGCCAATAGGAAGTCCGTATTCGTTTTGTTGTTCAGCCATTAATAACTCCCGCTTTTACTTGTAATAGTTTGTTGTGATGTAACATTTGAGCTAGATGCAAGATTTCCTGAAGCTGAAATGACACTCGACGTTATGCCTGAAATAATTTCAATATCGTCAGTTGTTGCTCCGTTAATAAAGAGTTGGTCACTTTCTGATTTAATTTCAAACAAGCTACCAAAACTTAAATTTGTTTGTCTAGGAACAATGACAAAATTTACTAGATACGGAGAAGTTCGATTCATGACATACGCTGATAATTCAGAGAAGTAAAAACTATCACCAAAGTCCCAATTTTCTAAAGCAAAAAATTCATTAATTGCTGTTAATACGTTGGCTTTAATTTCGTTATCACTAATTGTTTGCTCTGCATTTTTAATAATTTTAAATGCTGCTCTAACATCAGCAGATGCTTTAGATCCAAATAACACTTTATACCTCACTGGGTGATAAACAATCTCATCACTAATTGATTTAATTGTGTTTAAAGACGGGGATAACGACAGTGATAACTGGTCAGTACTGGATGGTAGTGGTTCTGTAGTTAGATTTCCTAAAACCCATTGTCTAAATTTTGTGTCATATTCTCTTGTTAGGATAAACAAGTCAACGATGTTGCTCAGTCCTGGATCAATACGTGTTTCATAATCTGCACTATGCACGTACTGGAATTTTAAACCGTCTCGACCAGAAAAAACTTTATAATCCAATGACGGTGTTAACTTTCCAACTACTTTGTCTAATTTTTTAACTGTTCTAGTGTCAATAAAATAAAAATATTGACCGTTAACATACGGAGCAAATGATCCTACGGTTCCCTCAGTAGTTAAAATTAACACAAGATCAGAATCATTGCTGATATATCTATAATCTTGTTGTCCAGCTGCAATATCGTATCTTTCTAAAACTATGTATTTTGTCAGTGGCGATGTTGCTGTATCTACAATCACTTCAAACAACTCTGGGTCGTCAACAATTCCATCGTCATTGCTGTCACTAAATGATAGTTCAATTTTCTTAGTATCAACGTAGCCATCAAGACCAACAAATTCTTTGTTAATTTCCCATACTAAGTCGTATGTAAATGCCGATGTAACATCTGGTTTAGTATTGACATTCAATACTTTAATTTTGTCTTTGACGATTGAATTAGATCTACTGTCAAATATTTTATTTGAAGAATCATAATAAAATCTAATTTGTTGTTTACTTTCAAATATGTAACGTAGTCGTCTACTTTTTACTGTATAAAATTCAGTGTCAGTAGTAAACAATAGCAACCAACTTGAATCTAATTGTTGATTGGTATTATTGCCTTGTTTGCCCAAACTAAATTCATCTTTAATATTTAAATTTCCTTCAAATACAATTTTCCAAGTTTTTGAAATTGTATCATATCTTAACCCAAAAGGCTTGTTAGCATAAATTAATTCTATCATTGAGCTAATAGTGTTAGCATCAATAGTGGTGCGCCATTTAGGAATAATTTGAGAAACAATTGCAGTTTGCGGAATATTTACATTGAGAGTCACTGGTCCAGAACCATCAGATAATACACCAGTACCGTTATTGGTCCCGTCGCCAATAACGCCAACAACTTTGGCCCATAGCACAGTTGAAGAGTTAGGCACTGTAGCGGCACCATACACTATCTTATTGTTTTCAGATTTTAAAAAATAAGTTCCTGCTGGAGCTACAAACTTAACTAATGCCCCTGGTTCAAAATATTGCAAATCAGTTGCTGCAAAAACACCAGTTCGATAGGGCTCTGAATCAACTGTATCGCCAACATAGCCAGTGCTTTCACTGGTGTCAGATGTTTTCTGGAACCACGAAATACTTAAACTGTCTGTAGCAATTTTACTAAAGTTTGAATAATAAAAATTACGTAAAGAAGTTTCTGAAAGAACGTCAATAATTTGATTATAAATTATTGCTTCAATGTCTGTTCTTGATGAGTAGCTAAATCTAAAACTATCATCAAACAATTCTTTGTATACAATCCCGTCATCGCCAAATAAGTTTGTACTTGAATATTTTCCAGTTGGGTCAACTAAATCAAAATATCGACTAATGCCGCTTGATGTACGATTAACCGCTTTAATTTTAACTACTTCTTGACTGACGCTAAGAGGGCTAATATTATAGTCCTCGCCAGTAATCATACGATTTTGTGTATAGTATGTTGCTGGCGCATTTTGTTTAATGCTAGCATTTGATTCAGTCGCAGAGCTATTTGTAATAGAACTTTGTAGTGCAAGTGTAATTGTTAATACTTCTGCTTGTCCTACATTTGAAATATATGGAATATCAATGCTAACGTTCCTAATATCTTTAGGATTTATTGTATATTGTAATCCGTTACTAATCCTATAATAAGTTCTAAAGGTGCCAAGGGGTAATGTTCCAAATGTTCCATCACTAAATGTTAAACTTACTCTATCATTATTGCGAGTAACTACTCCGTAAATATTACGGATATTTTTATTCAAACTGTTATAGATAACATTGTTGCCTTCAAAACTAGGAACCTTTGCCCATAGCTCGCTTTCAACACCAGTTGAACCTAACTTGTATAACCACACATCACTGTCATTTACATTAGTTGCATCAATGTCAATGATTTCATTAGTACTAGGTTGCGTGATAGTAAATGTTCCAGTGTTTAGATTACCTTGTTTGAAATGTAAGAAAAACCCAGACGTTGGACTTGCTGATCCTTTACCATCATCTCGATATAGGAAAGATAGTGTCTTTCCAGCTTGAGGGGCATCCTCAATGATTGTAGTTCCTGAATCAATAATTGTACTAACAATTTCAAAATTCATATTTCTGCCATCAACTGTTTTTGTAAATCCAAAAACTGGTACGCCAGCACTATAAGTTTGAAATCGATACTGTTCTGTTGGAATCCCGTAGACGATTGATTTATCATCTGGGGTGCCAAACTGGCTAGATGCAGGAGTTGCAGAATTTATTACTTTAATAAATTGATCATACCAGTTTGTATTTGCTGGATCATTCCACACAACAACTTGCCCAGCAAGATTTCTACCATTGCTGTCAATGACTGTTTGAGTTGTGCTTACGCTTTGGAATTTAAGGAGTCCGCTGGCGGGAATGTTTCTCTTGGCATTATAACTTAAAAGCCTTGCAAGCCTTAATACGCTTTCTCGACGTTCTGCAAGTTCTAAAAAGTTTTCTCGAGCATTTAAATCAACTCGGAAAGCTATGCTTTGCCCTAAGAAGGCAATCATATCAATTAAAGCAAGATATTCGCTTGACTCAATATAATCGTTATAATCTTCTGGGTAATTTTCGCGCAAGTAATTAATCATTACTCGGCGCAGATTCTCAAAGTCGTAACTTTGGAAGTCTGCATTTCGGAAGCTCTGGTATACCCGCTTCCAATCTTCTGCTACTAGTAATCTATTTTGTCTATCAGTTGAGGACATATCCGCTTCCTATATCAAGTATATTTAGCGGTTTTTATTTTATGGGGTTTTAATTAATAAGACCGTTTGTTTGGTCAAATTTAAACTGTAATGTTTCTGAAATATTATAAGGCATGTAAGTCAGTGTACACTCAATTTGTAAACCGCTGTCGTAGGTAGTTACAATAACGTTTTCTGCACGTACTCGTGGATCGTAATTAATAATAGTTTCCACGTTTTGAATAATGATGGCCTTTAGTTCTTCAGTTAAAGGCTCAAAAAGCAAGTCCCATATGATTGTGCCAAATTCTGGATTCATTAAACGTTCGCCCTGGCGAATATGAAAATGGTTAATAATATCTTGCTTGATTAACGCCAAGTCAAACAGTGTATAACTTTCACTGTCTGCGCTGATTGTACTAAATCCTCGATATGTTCTTGGAATAGGCGCAGAACGTTTAGGGTCTTTGCCTTGGACCGTTATTTTATCGTACAAACGTGAACTTGATGTCATATCAATATTTACCCTTCAGCACCTTGTATTTTACTAAAGGTATCAGTAACTGTAGTGTACTCTTTATATTTTGTGCCTGCAAAACCCATATCAGTTGTAGCACCTGCACCAGTTCTTCCTCCAGAATCTCTGTTAGTTTTAGCTGGTGTAACTTTAGTTGGATCTAAATTTTCATGCTGAGGGTAAGGCTCAGCAGTTGGGGCTCTTCGCATAATTGACGTCATTTCAGTCATATCCGCACCAGGTGTAGCGACGTCAGGCAAGTTATGTGTTTTTATTCTAACTGCTTTCGCTGCTGCTGGGCCATTCATATCTATACGAGAAGCAGTTTCTTTATATGCCCCAGTAACGTTTAGGTCCATTGTGCCGCCAATCGTAATTTTTCCATTGGTTCCTGCAATAACGCTATAGTTAGTGCCAGATTCAAGTTGCATTTCTACTCCAGCTTTTATATTGACATTGCGTTTAGCTTCAAAATTAATATCTCTATCAGCATAAAAATTAAAGTCTGCTTTGGTTCTAATGCTTATACTATCTGTTGCAAAAATGTCTATTTTACCGTTGCTGGTTAGTTCAATCCAAGTTGTTCCACTAGCATTTCCAATGTAAATCAAATCTTCGCTGTTGTGCATTAAAATTTGATGTCCAGTCCTTGTTCTAATGCGAACTAATTCGTTGTGAGGTATTGCTGGATCACCGTCAGTCTCATCTTGTTCAAGACTTGCGTATTCTGGCGGGCCTTCGTTTGCTGGAGTCTTGCGTGTGAATTTGTCGTCGCCGTCATCCATGACAAACGTAGTGCCGCCAAGTCGGCTAACAAATGCTCCAGGAATCTCATCTTCAGATTTGCCAATAGATCCTTTGGGACCTTTCTTATCAATTGGTCCTGGAGTGCTGATACCAAACACCATACTTGGTGTTTCTCTGCGGGCACTGGAAGTTGTTATACCCCTAATATCGTCTTTTAGAAGTCCTTGATCAGATAAAACTTTTGTAAAAGGATGTTGTGCTTTTCTATTTTTAGTACTGTCATTATGTCCTGACGTAATTGCTGTTTTATTATATTCTGCAACTGGCACACGTTCTTCATCACCATCTATATTATAAGATGTTGCTGCCAAACCTGGCATCATAAAGTTCATGTTTTCATCTTGAACACACCCTATCCAAAAACCCTTACGTGGGTCGCCTTCAATAAAAAACACAACTACTGTAGATCCTGGATCAGGGGGGATCATCCACATGCCATAAGACTTTTGTGCGTTATCGTATGTTTCATCCTCACCAACAAAGTCAATGCTGGTTGAACCCATAAACGGGCTCATGTATTTTACTACTGACGTTTGACCTTCTGAACCTGGATCATTACCAACTTCATGCAGTAGTTGCACTTCTAGAGATCCCATATATGTAGGATCAAGGTGACTAATTACTTTTGCTAAAAACGGTCCAGGGTTATTGCCTTGTGAACCTATACCAGTTCTGGTTTCTTCTGCCATTATGCGCCTTCGTTTCCGCTAACATCGTTAGCTTGATAAGATTTTGGATCGTTTGGATTAAATTTGTCAACAATTTTAGACACTAGAGTTTTTCCAGAACTGCCGTCATCTTTAACATCTTGTCCAACCATTCTATTTAAAGATAGTGTCTGTTTAAACTGTCCCTTATTGAACATATTTTCAACTTTAGTGACCATGTAAAGTCCACTAAACTGTGGAACTAGACTGCCTCCTGGAAAATCATATCTGCCAGTATGACTGTTGATGTCCACAGGATTCCTAAATCTTACATTTATATAAGTTTGTCCGTCTTGATTATTGATACCACCGTCAGCGTTGATGCCTTTTAAATTAGTTGCTTGAGCAGAGTAATTTCCCATGCCGCTATCGCCAAGGAAATAAGGATCTCCTATGATTTCCATATCTAATTGGACCATGTCGGCGCCTTCTGTAATAGCATCTTGAAACTGTCTAGCTGCCATTGTTGCTGGATCATCGCCACCAGGGCCGCCCTTACGTCCTGTTCGAGTGCCAACCTTATCTTTAATTGCTGAAGTTGGCACAGTTCCTAATTCAACTTTAGATCCTGTTACTGGAGCTTCTCTGTTAGCGTCGGCTTCTGGCGGAGCATTTTTAGCTGCGGCATTACCAGTTTCCCCTGCTCTATTAACGTCAATGTTGTTTTTACCGCCGTCAGCGTTGAGTGCTGTATAAAACGCGGCATTAAATTCAATATTAAAATTAATAATATCTAAATTCTTTGCTGTGTACAAATAGTTGTATTCTTTAATTGCTTGTAGTTTAAGTTTTTCAACGCCTTTAGCTGCTTCATTTGGCTGCATGAATTTACTGTGGTGTACTCGGTGTGGTATAACCCTATAAACTACTAAATTAGGTTTGCGGCCAGTGGTGTTTAAATCAGCATCACTATCCATAATATAAACTTGAGTTTCAATTTTCCACCAATTGATAAAACCATCATCGCTAATTTTATCAGGATCAAGAGCTTGTCTACCGTAATCGCTTGCTAATATAATTTGATTTATAATATTTGGAATATCAGTGCCTTGTGCAAATCTAGCTTCACTAGATGTTTTGCTTATACTGATATTTCCGCGTTTATAAGTTCCAGTAGCTGCATCATAAGCTTCATTATCTTTGCCAAACGCTGCATCGCCCTTTCTATATTCGTTGAATCCCATACTGGCCATACCAATGGGATTTATGTTTGAGTTTTGTACTAAATTAAATCCATCAGTTCCTCTAACAACACCTAATCTAGTCAACACATTTCCGTTTGCACCAGCTTCTTTCTTAGGATCAACTGTTGCTGTTGGTGCGGCTTGACTATCAGAATCTACGTTAGCAGAATCACTAGTTTTTAAATCACTAGGGAATAAAATTAAAATTTGATCAGGCACTGTAACGTCTTTACGTTTTACTGCTTCTTGATATCTATCGTTGATAACTTTTTGTACACTCTTTGCACCTGTCTGAATCATTTCTTGAACTGTGGAACCAGCGGCATTTACTTCTGTTTTAACTTGACTGTATGTTGTATTATGTGCTTTTTCATTCCAAGGAATTGCTTCGCATGTATACACGCTACCTTGACCACTAACACGCATTGTGATATTTCTAATTTTTAATGGAAAATATTTTGTAGTTCCTGGAATTGTCACATTTTGCCTTAGGGCGTCAATGTGTCCTTTAAATTCCAAACGAAGTAAAAGAGGACATTCTAAATAATTAGTATAGTTGGCTTCTAGGGCAGCAATCTGTAACGATTCAAAGAAGATTCCCATGCTGTAAGGTTCAATGATATTAAACGTAATACCGGTGGCGTTGGTATTGCCAGTAGTTTTATCAAAGCCCATCATTCCGCTAATTCTAACATCTTCAATGTTGAAGTCAAACTTGCCAGTGGGATTACTAAATGATCTGTAAGTTGTAGATATTCTATCATTAGGACTGCCGCTGCCGCTTTTAAGGATGATTGGTCCCAATTTTCCCTTTCGATAACTTTCATCTGGGAAATTCAAATCTTGCGGGCTTAGTACTGACAACGTCCAAACATAGTTGTAACTAGCAAAATTATGCAGCACGTTTGGAAAGGGAGGTTTGCCAGGAATATTAACAACAGTTTTGGCTGCGTTCAATAAAGACTCAATGTTTAAATCTGCAATCTTAGGAACTGCTTCTATTAAAGATTTTACTTGTCCAGGAATAGCATTTGTTAGAGCACCAGCAATATTCGTTGCGCCACTAGATAGGGCGTTTTTTACACCGTTAATTGCATTGCCTGCACTTTGTAACCCAGCAACAACTCCTGAGCCATCCAATGCTTTTTTTACAGTACTCGTTGCGTTGGTCGCCGCTGATTGTATATCAAACGCCATATTAGTTTCCTAAAACTTCTCTAAGACTTGAATTCTTTGGAATAAAAATTTGAGTTCCTGGAATAAAATCAAATATAGGATCTTGTAATATGTCTAAATTGCGTTGAATAAAAACCCACCATAGTGCTGATTCGCCATATAAGTCATGTGCTAATAAATCTGGCCTATATGTGTATTGCGGCTCAATCGTATAAAGAAAATCATCCGCCTCAGAACTAACTGGTCTAATTGTCAATACGTCTAATGTATTTCTTGAAATTGTTGTCCTAAACCAAGGACTTAAATTTGTATATTGTGCCATTAAATGTATCCTTTGCTTACATAAGCGCCATTAACAAAGTTACGCAAACTAAATTGTCTTACTGCTTCTTTACTATAGACTGGCTGTAGGGTAATTGTTAAGTCACTCTTAACTGGCACATGACTGTCTCTTGGAACTCCCATACCGCCAGCACCGCCACCAAGAGCATCTTTAACATTTGAAATAACATTTAAGGCAGACCCTGCCTTAGCTACTACGCTTGCGGCTGCGCTAACTGATCCTAAATTAGCACCAGCCAAAGTTGATGCTAGTGCAGATACTTCACCCAAGCTACTTCCAGCTGCAACTGTTGTACTGATATACTGCACATCCTTTGGCAGTGTCATGCTAAAACTCGTGACCACACAAGGAACGTTTCTAAACACATGGTCACCGTAAGCACTAAAATTTAAAATTGGAGGAGGGTTACCAGCAAATGCTCCTTCGCCAGTAAACATTTTTGTCACTGAACGTAAAAAGTGAACTGCTGCAATCCAATATTTGGCTTGTACAGAATCTTCAACATTGAATTCTCCAGTTATCTGAATAGCGTTTGCTCTACTGCTTTGATAAGCCATGTACTGATAATTTTGATGCGTGACTGAAACTTCGTTATATGTTGCTGCGTGACTGATAGTGATTGTGGGGGTATACGGAAAAATTAATCCGCCAGCAGCAGTTAATGGTTGTAAAATTGGGCTTGTATCAAAAAAGCTACCTCTAGGCATACTAAGTCTTGCTCGCCAATCATTAGTAGCATCTGTTCCACCAAATGCTGCGGCTGCGTTGACTATTGATCCAATTGCCTCACCGCCCAATGGAAGATTTATACTTCGAATTGCACTGAGCAACTGGTTTGGATTTGATAAATTATTCAATGCCGAACCTAAATTGGCCGCTGTTCTCAACACGCCCGCGCCTGTCTGCAACACAGAATTTGCCGTCTGCGCTACACTTGAAACGCTTGATAACCCACTTGCTAAATCGAATGCCATAATTGTTCCCTCTGGCTAATATTTAGTTGACTTTTTAATGTGCGTAGTTTATAATACTATTATATAGGACCCATTTAATGACAATAATAACACCACCGAAAGTAAATTACTTAAACAACAAAGACTTACTAGAAGAAATACACAAGTCCAAAAATACATATTCAAGCTATGCAAAGCCTGAATATCACCAATACGATATTATTTTGCCTAGTTTGGACAAAATAAACATACGCACGGTTGCCGAAGCTAAAAGAAATCAAGCCAAAAGAATAGGTGATTTGGATTATCAAACTCGCAAACGTGCTGGTGAAAAAGTCAAACAAGCCGACTGCGAAGTGGACTATAAGAAGATTGCCAAGACGGATTTAATCTTTAGGATCATGACGTTTGATCATATTCCGCTTAATGGTACTCGAAAAAAGAATCCCAAAAGCCTAGCAGATCACAGAGATAAAGTTAACTTTCCACCTTTCCAACACTGGAAATTTGATGACAAAGACGAACTAATATGTGTGGGTAAAAGTCATTGGAAGGGTGATTTAGTTAAAGGTAAATTTGACAAAGATCACGGGCAAATTACCAATACACTAGCTCGCATGTACATTAAACTGTGTGAACGATATGCTACCCGCGGCAATGTACGTGGTTACACATATAATGACGAGATGCGAGCACAGGCAATATTACAGTTAACTCAAATTGGATTGCAATTTAACGAGGCAAAAAGTAATAACCCGTTTGCTTATTTTACTGCGGCGGTGACTAATAGCTTTGTACGCATTATCAACATTGAAAAACGCAATCAAAATATTAGAGATGACATGTTGGAAATGAATGGAATGAATCCTAGTTACAGTAGAACTGGCGCTGGTGAACATGCTGCCGCACAAAAACGATTTAATGAAGGAACGCCTAGTGAGTAATTTATTTAAAAAAGTTGCCTGCTTTACAGATATTCATTTTGGATTAAAGTCAAATAGCAGTGTTCACAATAAGGATTGTGAAGATTTTGTAGACTGGTACATTGCTAAAGCAAAGGAGGAAGGTTGTGATACTGGAATTTTTATGGGTGATTGGCATCACAATCGGAATAGCCTCAACATCACTACTATGGACTATAGTTTGCGGGCCTTGGAAAAGTTGGGTGCGGCGTTCGATACATTTTACTTTTTCCCTGGTAATCATGATTTGTATTACAAAGACAAGCGGGATATTCACTCAGTTGAGTTTGGAAAATATATTCCTGGTATTACTGTTGTTCATGAACCTACTACTATCGGCGACGTTACTTTATGCCCGTGGCTCGTGGGCGAAGAATGGAAAAAGATAGGCAAAAAAGGTGGCAAGTATATATTTGGTCACTTTGAGTTGCCCAGTTTCTTTATGAACGCAATGGTACAGATGCCAGACCATGGTGAATTACAGTTGGATCAATTTGCAAATTACGAATTGGGATTCAGCGGACACTTCCATAAACGTCAAGTACGTAAAAATATGCACTATATTGGTAATGCATTTCCGCACAATTATGCAGATGCATGGGATGATGACCGTGGCATGATGATTATGGAATGGGGCAAGCAGCCGGAATATTACAACTGGCCAGGACAACCCACATTTAGGACAGTTACATTGAGTCGATTAATCGACGAAGCGAGCACATTGATCTTGCCCAAACAGCATCTTCGTGTTACACTAGACATTGACATTAGCTATGAAGAAGCTAGTTTTATCAAAGAAAAATTCTTAGGCGATTATGACATTAGAGAATTAACTTTAATTGCCGAGAAAAAGGATGTAGAAATTAATACAGATATTGATATTAAAGCATTTGAGAGTGTTGACACGATTGTCAGCAATCAGCTTGTCAGTATTGAAAGCGACACTTACAGCGCCAAGACTTTATTGGCCATTTATAATAGCCTATGATCAAGATAAAAGATTTAACAGTAAAAAACTTCATGAGCGTGGGCAATCAAACCCAAGCCGTAGATTTTGGCAAGGAGCATCTTACACTAGTTTTAGGTGAAAACTTAGATCAAGGCGGTGACGACAACGGAAGTCGCAACGGTACTGGCAAAACTACCATTGTTAATGCACTGAGCTTTGCCTTATACGGAAATGCACTTACTAACATTAAAAAAGATAACTTGATTAATAAAATCAATGCTAAAAATATGTTAGTAACACTACATTTTGAAAAAGATGGTATTGAATACCGTATTGAGCGTGGTCGTCGTCCCAATATTCTCAAGTTTTATGTTAACGGTCAAGAACAAGATACCGAAGAAAGCGATGACGCACAAGGCGACATGCGTGAAACTCAGAAAGACTTAGATGATTTGTTGGGCATGAGTCACGACATGTTCAAACATATTGTTGCGTTAAACACTTACACAGAGCCGTTCTTAAGTATGCGGGCAAATGAACAACGCATGATTATTGAGCAGCTATTGGGCATTACTATTCTCAGTGAAAAAGCTGAAGCTCTTAAAGAATTGTCAAAAATTACTAAAGATCAAATTATACAAGAAAGTGCTGAGATAGAAGCTACAAAAAAATCCAATGAAAAAATTCAGTTTAGCATTGACAGTTTAATTACTAGACAGACTGCTTGGTATGCACAACAAACTACTGACTTGGATAAAATCAGTAAGGCAATTCAAGAACTTTTAAGTGTTGATATTGAAAAAGAGTTAGAACAACATGCAAAATTAAAAGTATATGAAGAAGTTTCACAAAAAGTAAAAAGTTTAACCAAAGAAAAAGCAACATTAGAGTCTGCAATTGGTCAAGCAGAAAAAAGTGTAACAAAGTATACAAGAGAACTAGAAAGTCTAGCAAATAAAACATGTCATGCTTGCGAACAAGCATTGCACGATCATAAGCACGAAGAACTTACTGCAACTGCTACTAAAAATATAACAGAAGCTCAAAAGTATCTTGATAAAGTAACAGCAGATTGTAATAAAGTTAAAGACGAGTTAGCTGTCATTGGCGAAATCAACGGACGACCTAATACATATTACGATTCAGTTGAGCAAGCACTTAAACATCAGAACAACCTAACTACATTAGAAGATCAGCTAGTTAAACGGGCTGACGAAATTGACCCTTATCAAGAACAAATTGACGAATTAAAAAATACTGCTATACAAGAAGTAAGTTGGGATCATGTAAACGAGCTATCAAGTATTAGAGATCATCAAGATTTCCTGTTAAAATTGTTAACCAGCAAGGATAGCTTTATACGTAAGAAAATTATTGATCAAAATTTGGCATATTTGAATAATAGACTCACTTACTATCTTGATAAGATGGGATTGCCGCATACTGTGCTATTTCAAAATGACCTATCTGTAGAAATTACACAACTTGGTCAAGATTTAGACTTTGACAACTTATCGCGCGGTGAGCGTAATCGTTTAATCTTGTCGTTGTCGTGGGCATTCCGTGATGTATGGGAAAGTTTGTATCAACAGATCAACTTGTTGTTTATCGACGAGTTGATTGACAACGGACTAGATGCATCGGGTGTTGAAGGTGCGCTGGCAGTGCTGAAAAAGATGGCCAGAGAACGCAATAAAAACATTTATTTGATTAGCCACAAAGACGAACTAATTGGGCGAGTTAACAATGTGCTAAGAGTCATTAAAGAAAATGGATACACCAGTTATGCTAATGACTTAGAGGTAACTGAATGAGAAACATGGCGCTTATAGATGCTGTTATTGTCTTGCACGAAGTTGCAAAGTTAACCTTGGAAGAAACAGGCGATTTGGCATTGTATGACGATATCAGAAACTGTGCAGAACGCTTGCATATTAGGTCTATTCAAGATTCAAAAATCAATGATGTAACAATAGACATTATTAAAAAGGCTAAAAAGTGAAACGTGATGAAGAGTTGCATAGTCAGCTCATGACCGCTTTCAACAATTATTTTAGAGAAAACCAGAAATGGATTTCTAAAGGCACACGGCGTAGCGGTATTGCAACTAGATACTGGCTCAGCGAAATTAGGCGAATATGCAGTTTGAGACGCATTCATATACAAGAATGGCGTCATGAACTGGATCAAATTAAAGCAGAAAAGAAACAAATCCAAAAACAACAAGGCACGCCACCAGCATCCGATACATAATGGATGCATTGGACTTATCAAGATACACAAATAGAAGAACTACCTGAAGACTGCGTAGGCTTCGTATATTTGATAACCAATACAATCTCTGGCAAAAAGTACATAGGCAAAAAACTTGCAAAATTCGCTAAAACAACTTACAAAGTTGTTAAGTTAAAGAATGGCACCAAGAAAAAGAAGAAAATCAGAAGCAAAATTGATAGTGATTGGCGTGACTACTACGGTAGCAGCCCTAACTTATCTAAAGATATAGAACTCTTAGGCAAAGAAAATTTCAAACGTGAAATTTTATACTACTGTACATCAAAGGCGCAATGCTCTTATATCGAGGCCAGAGAACAATTCCTCAATAAAGTGTTAGAATCAGACGAGTGGTATAACGGACAGATTTCTGTGCGTGTACACGGCTCACATATATTAAAATCTTAGGCTCACAAGCGGTATTAAGCAAGCACTAGCTAACATCCTGTGCCCATGACAAGGGGTTTAATTACGCCCGGACGGAAAACTCTAGCCGCCAAGAGTACTCAGCAACTATCCTTAACAGGACGATGATCGGATATGCCTTCCATAAACTGATTTTGCTGTTTAAAACAAATTTACAAGGCTAAATGAAGGGATAGTATTCCCTACGTTTGTGTGTATGTTAGCGTATACCACACAAACCGCCGTCATATAAAGACATGGCTCGAGGTACAGGATGACCGCCTCTGTAACGCCATAACGCTAAGTGAACTATGCAACTCAGATAATGTTCAAAACTTTGGCCCGCCAGGGCCAAGTGTGACTAAACAATCTAGATAATATTTAAACTGCTTCGCAGTTAATTCTATTAAATACTTTAGTTAAAGAAAAGGTGTTTGTGCGTAGCAAAGCGAAGCACAAAACACTTGTGAGCGTGAGCTCACAAAGAACATGCCACTAGGATATAAATACAACACTATGAAAGTTTATCAAATTGTTTCAGAAGCTGGAATTTTATCAGCATTAAGGACTGGGTATAATGCCTTTAGGGGTGCTAGAACTGCTGCCCCAGCAGTGGCAAATACTGTACGTAGAACTGCTGCTGGCAGGACTGCTGCCGCTAGAACTGCTGCTAGAACTGCTGATGATGCCCCACCATTATCATATTGGGAAAGAGAAGCTGCAAGACTCGCTAATAGAACTGCTGGAAGAGAAGCTGCTTTGGCTGCTGGTTCATTGAGAGCCACAGTGCTTGCAAGTAACGCTGATGATGTTGTTAGATTCATGTATGCTGCTGGCATTGCCAAAGAAGCAATTGTATATTGGGCTAAATCAGAAGAAATTGAAAACAACAATAGCCTAAGTCCTGAAGAAAAACAACAAGCTATTAGAAAATTACGCGGAGAATTTATTCTAACAGTGATTGCTCCTAAAATTGGAGCATGGACAATCAGTAAAGTGGCATTTCCATTAAAGATAATTCCATGGTTAACACGGATCAGTGGCAGTCCCAACGCAGCGGCAGTGATGAAGCATTTGAGCAAGCGCGGAACTGAAGCTGCTCTTATTGCTTGGTTTGCTGCTGGCGGCGGAAAAGACTGGTTAAATGATACCATGGGATTCTTAGTCACTGGAGTTGGGTCAGCACCAGAATTGATTGGTAAAGTCTATGATGTAACCAAAGCTGCCACTCAAGTGGCCACTGGAAATTTACCGCCTGGATACAAACCCAGCGGAGATGCAGTAGACCTAAACGATCCCGCAAGTGTTATGAACAAAGTTGGTGACATGATGGGCGGCGGCAACGGTAACTATGTTGACCCATTCAAAGGAACTGGCCGCGGCGGCAAGTAATTACATCAGTGGCAATCCACTGTTCTTGGTTAGTTCAATGTTTTCTTTTATGATCTCGTTCATAATCAACCGATCTTCTCTAGAAAGACTGAACATAAGTTCACTTACTGAAACCCCGCCACGCATAAACCAGCTAATTCGATAAATTTCGTCTTTTATATCATGGACGTATCTATCGTGACTCTTGAGAAAATCTTCTAGCTCAGAGTCCGGGATATAAATTAGCTTCTGGCGAAAAAATTTGCTTGATCCAACGTAACTTCAACATCAGTTTCATTACTGCAAGCAGAACAGGTTACATGTTGTTTAGGCATGTTCCACATTTCTTTATTGGCTTCTAACTTTTCTTTAATTGCTTTGAAGAATTTACGGTCACTGTTTTGCAACCACTCATCAATAGAGTCACCGTCAGTAACAGTTTCACCATTGACTTGTATGTTATCAATACTGATTAAAAATAACTCCACTTGCATTTCGCTAATGCGTTTGTATATGGAATCGTTTACTTCTTGTGTTTTAGTTTCATCTTCAGCAGCTTCTGCTTTGCTTAACTGATAGAGCATTTTTTGTAATTTGAAATTTTCCATATTAAATGCTGTGACTTCTGCATAAGATAACGGTCTAATAGTGATAGTTAATTCATCAACGGTTATTTTGCCATCAAAATTAACACTACTATAGTAATCAAGTATTTTTTGCAAATCAACTACAAATTCATTCTCGGCCTTACAAGCTGGGCACTTGTGAGTTAATTCCATTTCTCCACCGTAAGTGGCAATTCTAATGCCCACCAGTATTGCATCCACATCTGTACTGGGAATTACAGTGGCATCAGGAATATAAGGGCAGCAACTTTCAATAACTTTGGTAGTTGCTTCTCCGTTGAACAGAGCATCTGGAGTTTTCATAATGATTTCATCCATGCCAGTCATTCCAAAAATTGGAACATTGTTATAATCACCCAACAGTGAACCTGGAGGATAGAACAATCCCTTGCTGGGCAGTGCCATATAAATTTTAGGTTGTCTAAAATATTTCTGTAAAGGGTTATTAGCTGTCATTTGATACTCCGATAAATATATTGAGTATTTATGTACGCAGTTTTCTAGGAAAAAATAATGGTAGAACCAACACGCCTGCACCCAGATGATATAAGAGCAATTGCCGCCGCACAGTCACCCGCTGGAGCCGGAGTCAAAGATCCGTTTGCAGGTGTAACTGGCCCAATGAGCGTATTTGGTAAAGCTATTGGGGGGTTGTCTGACTATGTAATGGGTGGTGAAAAAGTATTCCAAGCATTGAGCAATACTGGTAATGCGTTTAATAACGACATTGTAGGAATGCGTATTGCGGCTGCAAATAGCCGTATGAGCTTTGAAGAATTTACCGCAGTACAATCCAAGAGTGCTAAAGACTTTGCTGGTTTAGGCGGTAGTGTGGCCAAAGGCGGACAGGCCTTTTCAGAGTTTAGTAAAACATTCTTTGATAGTGGACTTACTGAAAATCTACGTCAAATGGGGTACACCAGCAAGGACTTGAATGAAGTTCTTGCTGTGCAAATTGGATTCCAAAAGTCCACAACTGATACCAGTGTGGCTGGACAAATAAGAACAAGTCAGGCAGCTGCCGAACTGGCAACTGAAATGGACTTGATTGCCAAACAAACTGGTAAGTCACGTAAAGAACAAGAAGCAACGTTAGAAAAGGCCAAAGTAGATGGTCAGATGGAAGCCAAATTCCGTTTGATTGGAATACAACAAGGTGCTGAAGCTGAAAAAGCTGCTCGAGAGGGCATGGCCAAACAGTTGTTACAAGCAGAAGCAATGGGCACTGGTCAATTGTTTAAAGAAATGTTTGCTACTGGTACTGTTCGTAGTCAAGAAGCAGCCATGCAAATGGGCCTACTAGGTGATGCTGCTCGTGGCACTGCTGAATCAGCAAAAGCACTGGCCCGAGGTAACATGGAAGCCAGTCAAGCATCCATGGAAACTGCCAAAATTGGCAACATGGCCAATCAACGAAACGAATCATTACTGATTGTAGCAACATCTGGCACAGGCGCAGCAGCCGATGTAATGAAAAAGAACATTGAGTCGAATGACACAGCATATCAAGGCGCAGTTAAAACTGCCAAAGCTATGGGAGTTGCATTTGAAGATGTTACTAAAGTTCTTGGCGGGCAAAAGAAAGCAATTGAAGATGAACAACAAGCTAGACATGGAGCAACCTCAGCATTAATTAGTTCAAAAGCAAGACTTGACGATTTAATAGCTGCTGGAGCGAATACATTTGCTAAACCACTTAACACTGGTACTGATCCTGGCAGCTTGAATCAAAGTTTATTGAGACTTAGCAGAGAAACTAGTCAAGGAGTTGGAGCAAAAGATACTGCTGGACAAACTGCTAGAGAGTATGCTCAAGCAGCAGTTAATAATGCTCGTCAAGGCGGTCCTACAGCAGCTGGCGCTCGAGTTGAGGCTGAAAGACTAGCTGCACCATTAGCCGCGCCTATAGTAGGTGCCGCAGACAAAATAACTGGTGGACTGGTAGAAGGTGGACTAAATGTGGCCAATAAAGTGGTTAACTTTGGTGCAGAAGTTTTGAATGTACTGAAATTCAACGACCTTTCTGGAGGAGGTAAATCCACAGGATCGCTAGGAACCACAGGAAGTTTAATAGAAGATTTTGGTAAAGGCACGTTGACCATGCTTCATGGCAAAGAAGGTGTGATAACTGAAAAGCAGTTAAACAATCTTGCCGCAGGTATACAACAACAAGGTGTGGCCGACGCCGTACAACAACTGATGAAATCAATGCCAAATCAGAAAGACATGCCTAATATAGATATTGCCAATATGGCAAAGAATATAAAAATTGATACATCTGCAATGCCCAAGCCAGAAGACATGATGGGCATGGTAAAGAATTTAATACCATCTGGAATACCAGGAATGTCTGGAATGCCCAGCAGTGGTACTGGAAAGACAACATATCCAGGCGGTTTTGATCCAAATATCAATGACGGCGGCAAAGCACACAGACCTGGTGAGCGTGAATATGCACAACAATATGCAGCTCAAGGAAATCTAGCCAATGCTGAAAAGTTAAAAGCTGACTTTGATAGAGCATTAGGCAAAACTCCAGGAGAATCAGGAGCAACAGCCCCAACAATGCCCGCTGGAGTTGGGTCAGCATTCGACCGAGCCGGATTCAAAATGCCATCATTTGATCAACTATCTATTGGTGCAGACGGCATGCCCAAAATTACAGCCAAACCACAAGCTCAAACAGTGCCAGCAGCAGTGGATAAAAAGGCTGCAAATCAACAAGGTGCGGATGGTAAGCAACAAAGTGCAGATGGCAAGTCTAACGCACCAGAACCAGCACCAGCACCAGCAGGACAAAAAGTTGCTACTCTAGACGACGTGGCTAAATTATTATCTAGCTTAAATACTACTATGAGCAAACTAAGTGAGTCTGCAATGGAAACAAATCGATTGACAGCTACACAAATCAAAGTAACCAAAGGTATGAGCGGCAACGTTCATGATAGACAATAATTATGAGTTGGAAAAAGTATTTCACTCCAGTCCCAGTTAATACTAACCCAAGTAACGTTAGTCCGTTGTCCAATGCGACAAAAGTCGGCCCAGCACGTACAAACTATTCAAGTTACTTGCCAGATGTGTATACTGGTAGTCCAAATCGTGTTGAACGCTATATGCAATACGACACAATGGATATGGATCCAGAAATTAATGCTGCTTTAGATATTCTAGCAGAGTTTTGCACACAAAAGAACAAAGAAAACTCAACAAGTTTCAGTCTTGCATTTAAAAGCAAGGCAACTAGTACTGAAATCCGTGTTTTAAGAGAATACTTGCAACAATGGAGCAAGTTAAACATATTTGACACACGTTTTTTCCGTATTATTCGTAATACATTTAAGTATGGTGATGCATTCTTTGTACGTGATCCAGAAACACAAAAGTGGTTTTATGTGGATCCCAGCAAAGTTGTAAAAATTATTGTTAACGAAAGCGAAGGCAAAAAGCCTGAACAGTATGTTATCAAAGACCTAGCACCAAACTTTCAAAATTTGGTCATGACACAGATCACACCCAACAGTATGCAGACAAACAATCGCGGAACTAATTGGTCCGGCGGTGGTGCAATTGGTAAAGGTGCTACTGGTGCGTTTCCGCAACAGTTTGGCGATAGATTCAGCATTGGTGAAAATGAACTAGCAGTTGATGCTGCTCACGTGGTTCATTTAAGTTTGTCAGAAGGCTTGGACAACAATTATCCATTTGGTAACAGTTTATTAGAACAAGTATTCAAAGTATACAAACAAAAAGAATTATTAGAAGACGCTATTCTAATCTATCGTATACAACGTGCTCCAGAAAGACGTATTTTTTACATTGATGTGGGCAATATGCCAAGCCACATGGCCATGAGTTTTGTGGAACGTGTAAAGAATGAGATTCATCAACGTAGAATTCCTTCACAAACTGGCGGAGGAGCCAACGTCATTGACTCAGCATACAATCCATTGTCAATTAATGAAGATTATTTCTTCCCACAAACAGAAGGCGGACGTGGAAGTAAAGTAGATACGCTACCTGGCGGCACTAACTTAGGCGAAATTGACGACTTAAAGTATTTTACCAACAAGTTATTCCGTGCGTTACGCATTCCAAGTAGTTATTTGCCGACTGGTGCAGATGATTCACAAGCACAATACAATGACGGTCGTGTAGGTACAGCATATATTCAAGAATTACGCTTTAACAACTACTGTATGCGTTTGCAAAGTTTAATTACTGGGGTATTTGACCAAGAATTTAAACGTTATCTATACAAACGCGGTGTAAATGTTGACTCAAGTTTGTTTGAAATCAAGTTCCAACCTCCGCAGAACTTTGCCGCATACAGACAAGCAGAAGTAGATGGACAACGAATTAATACATTTAATACAATTCAAGCAGTGCCTTACATTAGTAAACGCTTTGCTATGAAACGATTCTTGGGAATTACAGATGAAGAGATGGCAGAGAATGAACGTCTTTGGAAGGAAGAAAAAGGTACTGCTAGCATTACTGGTACTGATGCAAGTGGTGAGTTGCGTAGTGTTGGGATAAGTGCTGCTGGAATTGACAGCGACTTAGAATTAGGCGACACAAGTGCTCCAGATGATATAGCTCCACCAGATGGTGCTCCTCCTCCAGGTGCTGACATGGGTGCTGGAGCAACAGCGGCTGCACCTGCTGCACCGCCAGCTGCCTGATAAATAAACATATGATATTACGCGAATTATTTTATCTCGATCCTGAAACACAGCGCATCAGCAATGACTTTCGCTTTGATGCTGCACGAGATATTGAAGAGTTACAACGCAGCGACACTAGAAAAACTAGATTAACTCTTAAGCAAATTAACGAACTACGTAAAAGCAGTGAAGCACACATACTTGAACAGGAAGAAGAATTAAAATCTGTTCACGATATGTACGGCATTGCTCCAGCTCCAGCAGCATAATAAATCCTAAAAGATAAACACTTTTAGGAGACAACGTATGCGAAGTTTTGTATTAGGCAACGGTAAAAGTCGTTTGCAAATCACTTACAAAGAATTACAACCCCACGGCAAAATATATGCTTGTAATGCAGTTTACAGGGAGTTTTCACCTGACTATTTGATTGCAGTTGATCCTAAAATGATTATAGAAATTAATCAAACAGGATATCAATTACAACATCAAGTGTGGACTAACCCGCATATAAAGTATAAAGACTTTCAAGGATTTAATTACTTTAAACCCAGTCTAGGATGGAGTTCAGGACCCACAGCATTGCAATTAGCCACAGATCACAAAGCAAAAGAAGTGTATATATTGGGTTTTGACTTTGCTGGAGATAACGGATTGTTGAATAATGTGTACGCTGACAGTAACAACTATAGAAAAAGTACTGACCCAGCAACATACTATGGAAACTGGCAAAGACAAACAGAACATATTGTAAAAACTAACATTAATACTAAATATTTTAGAGTAACTGATCGAAACTTTTACGATCCGCAGTGGCAGTTCCCCAACTTCAAAACTATATCTTACGAGGTGTTACGTGAGAATATGGCAAGTTGGAGTAAAACAGCCTAATTTCACACCATTATAGCACACTTTTTTGCATTACGTGTAAATATATCGACAGCTCACAATCTAAGGAGATTTAAACATGACTGACCGTTCAAAATTCGAGCAAATGCTTGAACTTCTAATTAATGAAGAAACAGACAAAGCCAAGGAATTATTCCATGACATCGTGGTTGAAAAATCACGTGAGATTTATGAATCATTACTTGCAGAAGATTTTAATGAAAACGAAATGCCAGCACCAGCTGAAGGCGAATTAGCAGCCCCAGGCGCAGAGCAAGCTGAAGAAGGCATGGGCGACGAGTTCTCAAGCGATGATGAGACCGACGACATGATGGGCGATATTGAAGGTGACGATGAAATGGGCGGCGACGACGTAACATTGTCAGGCGATGAAGTAACAGATTTACAAGACCGTGTGGTAGACTTAGAAGACGCTCTTGATTCACTACGTGACGAATTTGAGTCATTGATGGGTGGAGAAGAAGACGGCGAAATGGGTCCTGAAGAGCCAGCAATGGGTGACGAAGAAGAAGAAATGTCTGAAATTTATGGCGCACCAGAATTTGAAGGCGAAGACGAAATGAGCATGTATGGCGACGATGAAAATCAAGACGAAGCTTTCATCCGTGAATACGTAGAAAAAGTAACAGCTAAGATGGGTGACAACGGTGCTTTCACTAAGTCAACAGTAGCTAACAAGAATGATATGGGCGGTACAACTGCAAATATCGCTAAAGGCGGCGATGGCGGCAAAGGCGGTACACAAGGTGGTTTATTAAACCCAGCAACAAAAGATTTAGCATCAGGTAACGTTAACGTTCCAGGTGGTAAAGCAGGTGTTAAGCACTTGAAGAATGTTCCAGCAGGTCATGGAGCAGAGAAAAAGGGAAGCAAGCCAGATAGCGAAAAGAGCTTACTAGGCAAGTAATATGAGCAAAATCAACTACCTTCGTGAAAATTTGAGCTTCGATCAAGCCCGCATGGTGATCGAGTCGGATGGAAGCGACGGGAAAAACCTTTACATGAAGGGTATCTGTATACAAGGTGGCATTAAAAATGCTAACCAACGTGTGTACCCTGTGGACGAGATTGAGCGAGCTGTCAAAACTTTGAACGATCAAATTTCTGGCGGATACTCTGTATTAGGTGAAGTTGATCACCCAGATGACTTAAAAATTAACCTGGACCGTGTGTCACACATGATTACTGAAATGTGGATGGACGGTCCAAATGGTTATGGAAAGTTCAAGATTCTACCAACCCCAATGGGTCAACTAGTTCGCACTATGCTTGAGTCCGGAGTTAAGTTGGGAGTTTCCAGTCGAGGCTCAGGTAACGTCAGCGGTGACGGAACTGGAAGAGTCAGCGATTTCGAGATTATCACCGTAGACGTGGTAGCTCAACCCAGTGCACCAGGAGCATATCCTACACCAATTTATGAACACTTGATGAATAGTCGTGGTGGTCTAAATGCCTTACGTATAGCGGAAGAGGTGAAGGGCGATCCTAAAGCACAACGTTATCTTAAAGAGAGTTTATTATCAATAATAAACAAACTCCAATAAAAGGAGAATCACATGTTGGATGCAATTAAACAATTATTTGAAAATAATGTGATTTCTGAGGATATCAAAGCTCAGATTGAAGAGGCATGGGAAGCTCGTGTAAACGAGAACCGTACTCAAATCACTCAACAGCTTAGAGAAGAGTTCAGTCAGCGTTATGAACACGACAGAGCAGTTATGGTAGAAGCTATTGACCGTATGGTCGGTGAGCAACTAGCACCTGAAATTGCCGAGTTTGTTGAAGACCGCGCTCAACTAGCAGAAGCCAAAGCCAAGTATGCAGTTAAGATGAAGAAAGATGCGGCAATAATGAAGGAATTCATTACACGTCAACTAGCATCAGAAGTATCTGAATTACATGAAGACCAAAAAGTCATGGCAAGCAAGTTTTTCAAACTAGAAGAATTTGTGGTTGAAGCTTTAGCCAATGAAATTGCAGAATTTTACAAAGATAAACAAGACCTAGCGGAAACTAAGGTACGCCTTATCCGTGAAGGTAAAGATGCACTTGCTAAGATCAAAACACAATTTGTTCAACGTGCAGCAACAATGGTGGAAGGTGTTGTTGAGTCCAGCTTAAAAACTGAACTTACACAATTACGTGAAGACATTGACGCAGCTCGTAAAGCAGACTTTGGTCGTAAGATTTTCGAAGCTTTCAGCAACGAATTTCAAACAAGTTACATCAATGAGAAGTCAGAAGCAGCTCAATTGCTCAAGGTCATAGACAAGAAGGATTCACAAATTGCTGAAGCGCAAACCATTGCAGTTACAGCACAGAGAATCATTGAAAGCAAAGAAGCAACTATCCGTGCATTAAATGAAAGCATGGAAAGAAAAGCAGTCATGAGTGAATTATTGGCACCGTTAGCGGCTGACCAAAAAGAAATCATGAGCGAACTATTAGAAAGTGTTCAAACTGTAAAGTTACACGATAGTTTTAATAAGTATTTGCCAGCGGTAATCGAGGGCAATGCTCCGCAGAAGAAACAGGCACTTACTGAGGCAAAAGAAATTACGGGAAATAAAATTTCCAACAGCAACCGTAGCAGCGAAAGCGATGGCAACATCGTCGATATTCGTCGCCTAGCTGGACTAAAAATTTAAGGAGAAATTTAAATGTCAGAACTACTAAACAGCCGTTGGTCGGAAACCAAAGAGGCCCTATTAGAAGGCCTTCAAGGTACAAAGAAATCAGTAATGTCAGCAACTTTAGAAAATACTCGCAAGTATTTGGCTGAAAGTGCTAGCACTGGTGCTACTTCTGCCGGCAACGTCGCAACACTAAATCGCGTGATCCTTCCAGTGATCCGTCGCGTTATGCCAACCGTTATTGCTAACGAGTTAGTTGGTGTACAACCAATGACTGGCCCAGTTGGTCAGATCCATACACTACGTGTTCGCTACAGCGATACACTAAGTGGCACATATGGCGCTACTGCTGGTGAAGAGGCTCTAAGCCCATTCAAGATTGCAGAAGGCTATTCTGCTAACGACGGTTCATCAACTAGAGCAGCTTCAACAGCAGCTCTAGAAGGTGCAGCTGGTAAGCGTTTAAGCATTCAGATCTTGAAGCAAACTGTTGAAGCGAAGACACGTAAATTGTCAGCTCGCTGGACATTTGAAGCTGCTCAAGATGCACAAG